TGAGGGGAAGTTCTATAGATTCAAGACTACCCACTCGGGAGCATGGGCGGCGGCTGATGTGGATGAGATCAAGATCGCGGGAGAGTTATCTTCGTTAATGAATGGATTAATCAATAAAGCAAATATACCGGTCAATGGTGCCGAATTGGCTGAGACTATAGCGGCTGGATCGTCTGACAATATACTGGCGTCAGATGATGGGTACTTATCTATAGTGTGTGAAACTGGAGCCACTAGTCTCGTTTTTGCTGCGGCTATACGACACAGCACCATATCTGGGTATGGATGCTTTTTGTCCGCGACAATATCGGCATATAGTAGCGAAGCAATCGGTGGGCTGTTTGTGAAAAAGGGTGAAACCTACTCAGTTCGCAATACAGGTGCTAACGAAATTAAGGTGTATTTGTGTACTTAATCAATTAAAGGGCAGTTACGAAATGAGTTATACTTTTTAACCACAAAAAGTGTAATTCATTTCAAAAACACCCGTGAAAAGACACCATTTTGAAAATGAGTGGTAGTTAATTAAAGGGCAGTTTAATGGTCGGGAAAACTTGACCACTATACGCTAATGGCGTACAATAAGAACAGTTAGGCAAGGATAGTATGAGACTAGCTATCTCATACGAAAAGCGGTTCTCTCAACGCTTTCCTTGTCTTTTTGTTTTGAGAGAAATACTTATGGAGAGGTAAGTAGAATGAATAAATTTTTGTATAATACAAACGATGATGTAGAGAAGATTGTTATTGATGGTTATGAGGTGCCACATGATCGTAGTTTGATTGTTATGTTACCAAAATACTATCATATTCCGAACATACACACGAAAGACATTATCTATCTTTCTATGGTAGATATATGGGGAATGGAAAATGCAGATACTATATGTTCTGAGCTATTTTCAAAAGTAGCCATTGCTAGAATGAAAAGGCGTTTGCATAAAAGAGGTTTGTTGAGTGGGAAACCAACAATAACTCCGCAAGAGTTAAAGAAAATCTCCATTGAGAAATCACATAATGGTGATAAATGCGAATGGTGTGGTGAAGAGTGTTATATACTGCACGAACACCATTATCCTATTCCTGAAAGGTTGGGCGGTACGCAGACAGTACGGATATGTCCGAACTGCCATTACACATACCATTTGTTGTGTAAAAACTATGAAATTCTGTATTGAATATATGCGGATTATGTGTGCATAATTTCAAAATATGCAATAGTTTTCAGTAGACACTTAAAATTCCTAGTGATACTATTATGCTAGAAATGAATGTGAAAGCACTCCATATGGGGTGCTTTTTCTATTTGGAGGGTAAGCCGATGTTGAATGAATTTCTCATTCGTGCATCAGACAATACAATGATTAAACTTACGATTATCGGTATCATTGCTGATACGATTTTCGGGGTGTTGCGTGCTATAAAAGAGAAGAAACTGAACACATCTATCGGGATAAACGGTGCTATCCGTAAGGCTGGTATGGTTTTATCTCTTCTGATATTTCAGTTAGTGGATATTTTAGTCAAGATCAACCTTATAGGCTTTATACCAGAAGAGATAAGGACGTATTTAGGCGGTGTGATTGGCACGACAGAGTTTTTCGCATTGCTTTATATCGGCTATGAAGCAGTTTCTACGCTCAAAAACATGGCGCTCTGTGGCTTGCCGGTGAAGAGAGTGTGGAACGCAGTGCAGAAATTCCTTGGCAAGTACACAGACGAAATGCCGAAGGACAAAGTGGAGAAATAAGATATGATCGAACCGATAAAGCCGATGGGTCGCAGGATGATATACACAGACGAGATTGATATCAACGAGAATAATATCATCCCGATTCTCCAAAAGGCAATGGTGACACACACCATGAACTTTTCGGAAATTGAATATCTGCTGAACTTTGAGTTTGGCTTACAGCCTAGATTGCAGGAAAAGGTAACGAGGAAAGAGATTGATTGTGTTACGGTTGACAACGTGGCGCACGAAATCTCTTTGTTTTGGCGGTCGTACTTTTGGGGACAGCCGTTTACGCTTACGCAGAGAGGCAAACGTGATTCCGGCGCTAACGGAGAGGGAGAGGCTATTGCCTTATTGAATGAGTGCTACGATGCAGAAAGCGTGAACGCTAAAACGCAAAAGATCGCACGATTCGTTGAACCCTGCGGTGTTGGCTACGTCTATATTGACGTTAAAACGGACAGAGTAGAGGGTGATAGTTATTTCTCTTATGATGTACTTGATCCGAGATTCACTTTCATCATCTATTCTGGGTACTATACTGACCGCCGCCCGATGGTTGGCGTGACGTATCGTATCGATGATAACGGATCACGGCATTATACCGCTATCACAAAGAACCGCCGGTATGAAATCCTGGATATGGTGGAAGTCACCAACGGCAAGAAGGTCGAGAATTGGGGCGTAAGAAGCGGCGATATCAATCCGTTCGGGATCATCAATATCGTTGAATACTTCCGTTCACACGACAGAACAGGCGTGTTTGAACACGAAATAGACGATATGCTTGACCTCAATCTGAACGAAAGCAATCTGTCTAATAGCGTGGCTGAAAAGGTAAATGCTATCTGGCTTGCTACAGACTTGGATCTGAAAGAACAGGTTGTGAACGAGGACGGCACGATCACCGAAAAGGAAGTAGTGCCGAAGAACAATGAGTGGATTTTCGGGTTCTCTTCACAGGACGGGAAAACGCCGAAGATCGAACCGCTTTCCGTGCCGCTTGAATCGCAGGGAGTGATGAACTATATCGTATCAAAACGTGGTCTGATATTGCAGAAATGCAATGTGCCGCAGAGAAACGATAACTCCGGCGGATCAACGGGTATCGCTATGGATGCGGCGGCGGGATGGACGGCGGCAGATATGGTAGCCTCGATGCAACAGCAGATTGTTGTTGGGTGCAAGCAACAGGAATTGAAAGTTGTTTTGGCAGTTTTGGCGAAGTCGGATTGTCCCGAGGATAGCCCGATGCGGAAACTGACCTATAGAGATATCGTACCGAACATGAAGCGTGCGAAGAACTACGAACTGACAAGCAAACTGAACGCATTTGCAACAGGCGTATCGCACGGTATTGATCCGGCGCATATGATCCGTGAGATCAACTTTTTCTCTGATCCTCAACAGGTAATCGAGGATTCCAAAGAGTACATGGAGCGATATCTGAATAGCGTGTATAAGGATGGGGAGCAGGGCGTATCGGAAAGCCCCGTAACCGAGAATCCGGACGACACGGAAAGCCGGAACACAACAGACGAAAGAGACGAGGTAACACAGAGTCCGTATGTACAGTAGTTTGAATATCGATGAACTGAATATCCAACAGTACACGGATGAAGAAGTTGAAGCGTTTCTGAATGACTACTTTGCGCCAATGGAGCTTCCTTTCATAGAGGAGGAGACAAGGAAGAACGCCGCAAAAGATTTTCGTGACGTTCTTCTTTTTATCCTTCTCGCTATCGTGTATTCGGTAGAGACGGAAGCGATTGATTGGGATTATATGCGTAATCAGATGGCGGTGAGTTTCGGGCAAGTGGTACGGAAGTACGCACGGGATGATGATTTTACCCGAGACTTTATCGAAAAGGCGGCTGACGAGTTTATAGACGTAACCAGACGGCACGCAGACGAGGGCGGCAGATGGCTTTCTGACGAAAGAGCGTTGCCGGATGCGGCTAACTACGCAAATATGACCGTAGGCTATGAGGAATTGCAACAGGCGATAGATGATGGCTTCACAAAGAAAATGTGGATATCGCAGAGGGATGGCAAGGTAAGACACACGCACAGGATTGCAGACGGACAGACAGTGCCGATCAAGGCAATGTTCAAAGTCGGCGCAAGCCTGTTGATGTACCCTGCTGATCCCGAGGGTGAACCGCAGGAAGTCATTTCCTGCCGTTGCCATATGAAATACTTGTAAGAGAGAGCCGTGAGGCTCTTTTTTATATAAAAGTCGGAGAAGGACTATAACGAACAGAGACAAGAGAAATGTCGTAAAACAGAGCAAAGGAGAAAAAGAAATGAAGAAGATGAAAATGCCGTTGAATTTGCAGTTTTTCGCAGAGGGAGAACCCGAAGAAAAACAGGAAGAAGTGAAAGAGACAAAAGAGGCTGAAAAGAAGCCGGAGAAGAAAACTGACCCTAACGAGGAAGTTTCCGTACAGGACTTGCTTGTGGAAATCGCCAAACTGAAACGGGAAAAAGACCGTGCATCAGCGGAGGCGGCTGACTACAAGAAGAAATTCCGTGCTACGCAAAGCGAAAAGGAAATTATGGACGCTGAAAAAGCGGAAGCACAGGCAAGGCGTGATGAAGAGTTTGAGGCAATGAAACGTGAGATCACGATCAACAAACTTGCCAAAAACTATATGGCTCTTGGGTATTCTTCCGAAATGGCAGAGGCGGCGGCAACGGCTGACGTGGATAACGACAGCGAAACCCGTTTCAAGATACAGGCACAGGTTGATGCGGAGAAGAAGAAGGCTTGGGAGAAAGAGTTTATCGCAAGCAGACCGCAGATTGCCGCCGGAACGGGAGGCACAAATGCGGAAGAAGATCCTTTCTTGAAAGGATTTAATTCAGTTAAACATTAAAAGGAGGAAAAGTAAATGGGAACTATTAACTTGGCATCCAGATACGCAAGACAGGTTGATGAAAGATTCAAACTTGGCGCACTGACCGGCGGGATCGTAAACGACAATTACGATTTTATCGGTGTAAATACCGTAAAGGTATTCAGCCGTGATCTGGCAACACTGAACGACTACACTGCAAGCGGGGCAAATCGCTACGGTTCGCCGGACGATCTGGGTAACGCAGTACAGGAACTTTCCGTAACACAGGACAAGTCCTTTACTTACGTTATCGATGCAAAGACCGAGCAGGACACCGAGGGTACTATGGCGGCGGGCGCTACTCTGGCAGAGAATATCGACAATCTGCTGATCCCTGCAATCGACAAGTACCGTCTGGCTGTTTTGGTAGCATCTGCGCCGGTAGCCGGATCTGTAAGTGGTGCTAACCACACCATCACAAAGGCTGTAACCGCTTCTAACGCTTATGAAGAGTTTCTGGCAGTACAGGAAGTGTTGGACAACGATAAAGCACCGCAGGGCGGCAGAATCGCTATCGTAACCCCTGGCTATCTGAACAAGATCAAACTTGATCCGAACTTCACAAAGAAGGGTGACATGGCTACCGAGATCGCTATCAACGGCGTTGTTGGTATGATCGATAACGTATATGTTATCAAAGTGCCGACTTCTTATCTGCCTGGCGGTGTTGATTTTATCATCACCAACAGCCTTGTAATGCCGTCTCCGATCAAGTTGGAAGACTACAAGATCCACTACGATGCACCTGGAATCTCCGGCGCTCTGGTAGAGGCAAGAGTACGTTTCGATGCTTTCGTTCTGGACAAGAAAGCAGATGCAGTAGGCGTACACCGTCACGCTTCTGTTGCTCTGGATAAGACCACGCTGACCGTTGCTGACGGCGCTACCGGCTCTCTGACCGCTACGGCTCTGCCGGACGGATCTACCGTAACTTGGTCTTCTTCCAACACGGCAGTTGCAACCGTAGCTAACGGTACTGTAACAGGTGTTGCAGCAGGTCAGGCAGTTATCACCGCTACAAACGGTGACGCTTCTGCTTCCGCAGTAGTGACCGTAACTGGCGCATAAGGAGATAGCTTATGACGATCGTCAAACGTGGCAACGAACTGTACGCACTGACGGACGACATTATGGTATCTGCTTTCCTTGCAAACGGGTGGGAGAAATACACTCCCGCCCCTGCTAAGGTAGAACCGAAGGTAAAACCGGAAGTTGAGAAGCAGGAAGAGGTCACGGACGATCTCGACAGTAAGAGTCTGAAAGAGTTGCGTGCAATCGCAAAAGAAAAAGGTATCAACAGTTTTCAGAAAAACGCTGAAACGCTGCGTGAGGAAATTCGTAAGAAATGATCGAAGAAATTATTGCCGAACTGACAACCGAATTAACGATAGCCGACCCGCATTTATTTAATGCTGAACTGCTAAAGCTGAAAGTCGATGGTGCTTATAGGAAAATAAGGGCAGCAAAAAAATATCCTAGTTTTTGGAGTGAAGCCGTTATCGAAGCTGATATGCAGAAAGAATACGTCATGGTGCTTGAACAGGCTAGAACCGATTACAATAAAATCGGCGCGGAAGGTCAAAAGTCCTATCACGAGGATGGTGTTACGATACACTACTCTGAACTTGAACCTGTGGATAGGATAATACCGATAGCACAGATAGCGCAGAAAGCGTGACCGTATGAGGACAGCAAGAAGGGTAAAAGAGCGAATGTTCTATTCGAATTTCGAAGAGAATGTTCCCGTTTACGTCAGAGACGAACAAGGCGAGATAGTCTATCAGACAATGCCTGACGGCACATCAGTACCGAAGAAAACAGGCTTGTTTGAGAACCGCTACAGTGAACCCGTGGAGTTTTTTAACACGATCACAGGAGAATTGCGGGAGGACGAATGGAAAGCCTTTGGACACCAAAACGTAGGCGCGGCGGTAATGACCTATAACAATGGGGAGTTCCCGTTCGTGTCCGGTACGCTTATCTGGAAGGATAGCGAGATCGGACGTAAGCCGGACGGAAGCGTAGACGAGTCAACAGCAGACTATCGGATTATGGGTATTGATCGAACAGGTCAGTATTTCACTCGGGTAGTAATGGAAGAGGTACAAAAGACAACAGAATGAGATTTACGCTGAACAATCTGCAATCTATCAAACGGTCTTGTACGGAAGTACGAAAAGAGAAAGAGAAGATCCTCAACAAATCAGAAATGTTTGTTGATCGGCTTATCAACGTAGGCATATCCGTTGCGAAAGTCCATACGGGCGAGTATGCCGGATATATCATTTTCTCCAAAGGGATAGAGAAGCACGAAAACGGCGTAGAAGGAATGATGTTGGCGACAAACGGGAAACGGCTGATAAAGTCGTGGTACACAAACAAGGAAATGACAGAGAAACGGTCTTATGAAGTAAGCCCGATACTGTTAGCCGAGTTTGGTAGCGGTTGGTTCGCTAATAACATTGTATGGGACGTAGATGGAGTAGGACAAGGCACAATGCCGGATTCTTACGGACACGCTAATGATCCCGCCGGTTGGTATTGGTATGACGAAAGCGGAAAGAAGCATCATAGTTATGGTGAGCCGCCTAGTTTCCCGATGCACAACGCTATGATGGCAATGATGGCTGACATAGACCGTATAGCAAGGAGCGTATTTAATGGATAATTGGTTTTCTGACTTGGAAGAAAAAATATTCACACAGTTGGATTATATGCTGACGGGAAAGCCGGATGCGCCTTATCCTAACCTCATTTGCACAACGGCTAATCAGAATAACGTGACAGTATTCCCGACACTGTATCTGCACGAACTTGCCCCTGTTGAGACAGGAAATGACTTGGATAATCAAACGGTCAACGCAGTGATAGAAACGATTGAGATACAGGTATGGACGAACGGGACGGAAGAAGATTGCCGCAAATTGATATCGGCGGCAGTGCTTGAAATGAAACGGATGCGTTTTAACGTGACCGGCTTCCCCGATGTTCAGACAGATAACAAAGTGGCTTTTGGTATTGCCCGTTTCCGAAGAGTATTCGGCAAGGGTGATCCATTATAAGTAAAAAAGGAGGAATAAAAAATGGCACTTGCAGGTGTTTCTACTCTGGGTGTGACTTTCGGCTATGGTGTTGAAACCACCGCCGGAACAAAGCCCGCAACATTTACCGAACTGACCAGAATCAATGGACTCGGCGGTATCACCGTTGAGAACCAGACGATTGATGCGTCTGCTCTGGTAGACCTTGTAACAAAGAATATCGCCGGACGTGGTGATACGGGCGGTAACTTCACCGTAACCGTGAACCTTACGCCGGAGACACAGACCGAATGGGAGACACTGATCGCTTCCTACCAGGCTCTTACCGACAGTAAGCAGATGTGGTTTGAAACCATCGTTCCTGGGTTCAGTGATGCGTTCTTTGTAATCGCACAGCCGCCGCAGGCTATCCCTCAGCCGTCTATGGATCAGAACTCTCTGCTGACCGTGGAGATCACTCTGACCATCGTAGATTACAAGGGTATGGACACAAAGGTAGCATTTACCTAACACACAGGCACTTGGGAAGCCCCTTCGGGGGCTTTCCCTTATTTAATCAATCGGAAGGGAAATAAAATATGAGAAGATTGACGATCAACGGAAAAGAATACACTTTTGAGTTTTCCATCGAAGCATCATTGTACAATGAGTGTACCGAAGCAACGATGAATATGATCCTTGGACTTGGCAAGGCGCAGGGGGAAGTAGAAAGCGTAACCGAGCCGCAACAGGCGGTCGAGGCAATGCGTAACGTGTTCTCTTCGGCGGCAAACATTCCGCAGACGGCAATGACATTGTTCTATGCCGGATTGTTGGAGCATCATAGAGATAGCGTGCGGTCGGTAGACGATGCGAAAGCGATTCTTGCTGATTATCTGCGTGAATCGAAAACCAACTTCTACGATGTAATGACGATGATGTTGGAGTGTATGGGTGAAGATCATTTTTTCGCTCTGACGGGGTTAGAGAATATTCTGAACCCGAAAGAGGAAAAGAAGAAAAGAAGAAAGAGTGGCGAAGAATAATTGAGGAAGATATCATTCCTCATTATATAGCGTTGGGATTGCGGTTAGAAGAGATTATGCACTCTACTCTGCGGAAACTGCGTTATTATGACGATGCGTACAGGATCAAGCGGCGTATGATAGACGAGTATGCGTATTTTCAAGGGATCTATACCTATGAAGCCGTGGCGAAAGCCGTGGGAAATGCGTTCCGTGGAAAAGGACAAAAGCCGGTTGAGTATCGTGATAAGCCGTTGTTGGCAGAAATCGAGGACAAAAACAGACCGTTATCCGAAGAAGAATTGCAGAGACAAAGGGAGTTGTTTGTAGCCTCTCTGAACATGATGAAAACAAACTTTGAACTATCCAAAAAGGCGGCAGGGTAAAACCTGTCGCTTTTTTTCGTATGAGGGCAAAAATATGGATTTGGATTCCTTAAACCTACAAATATCGGCTGACACATCGAAAGCGAATAAGGCGTTAGATAACCTTATTGATAAACTCGATGCGTTAAGCCAACATCTGAATATCAAGGGTATAGACGGCTTTACCCGTGCTATTTCCGATCTGTCTGCGGCGCTGAATGGCGTGAACGGCGAGAATCTGGCGAAAGCATCTGATAGTCTGGCTAAACTGTCGAAAGCAAGCACGAACCTTACGAAACTCGGTGGAGAAGCGAAGGGTGCGAGTGCGGCGGTATCTAACCTTGCGAAAGAGATCGCTGACGGCTTCAATATCTCTGATAAGACGGTCGTGAACGAACTGACAAAGGCTATCACTAACCTTTATCGTGCGACAGACTCTAATAGTCTTCTGACGGCAAGCAAGAATGTCAACGATCTGTTGCATCAGTATGCCCGTTTTCAGCGTGAAGCAGTAGGCGCAAACAAGGCGGCTATGGACTTCTTGAAAACCACAAGTATTCACCTGGATAGCACTTGGGCGAAAGAGTTGGGTGACGATGCAAAGTCGATCCGTGGCACTATCGGTATGATGAAGACCACCAGACAAGGCGGCTTGGAAGCAATACAGGTCGTGGAAGAACTGAAACGCCTCGGCGCATCTATGCCGGATGTGGTGAATAACGATGATGCTCTGCGTGCGATTGCTGAATTTATCAATCAGCAGAAACAGTTGACGGAAGCGAACCTTACCGCATCACAGGCAATGCGTGAAGGTCTTGTGCCGTACAATGTGTTTGATACCGCATTGGAGCAGATTGCAAGCCGTATCGGTATGACCGCTGAACAGTTTACTAATATGGCAATGGAAGCGGATTCTCCGGCTACGCAAAGGGGCTTTCAGCAGTTGGGCATCCTTTCGGAGAATCTGTTAAAGATCGGGAATCCGTTTGAAGAGATCACTGCCGGTTTGCAGGAACTCGGAAATGTTAAGATATCCGATACTATGTCCTATCTGTATGTCCTTTCGGATAATTTGAGTAAACTCGGAAGTAAGACTACTCAAAATGCGGCTATGTCCCTTAACGGTATCGCACAGGGATTAGACAAACTGTCGATGGCGAATATCCCGAAGTTTGGTACAGAACTGTATGAGTTGGCTTTTAGTCTGCGTGCGCTTGGATCAAAGAATATCGTAAATGCGTCTACGGCATTAGAGGGCGTAGCAAGGGGGCTTAACGCACTCAAAGGCGTTGGATCTGTACCGCAGATTGCCGGATTAACGGAACTCGGTAAGTCTCTGAATGTGTTTGGCTATAAGAGTGCAACACAGGCTATCCAGAATATCCCGCTGTTAGCAGAGGCGTTCAATAAATTGCTTCATACGCTGTCTAAAGCGCCGGTGATTAGTCAGAATGTTATTGATATGGCTAACGCTATGGCGAATCTGTCTGCGAATACAAAGGGCGTAGCACCGGCGGCGCAGAAAGCATCCCGTGGCTTGGATATATTCAACCATACGGCGAAAAAGACCACAAGAACGTCCTTTAGTCTGGCGGCGGCGCTCGGTAAGATCTATGCGACTTATTGGGCTGTGTTCCGTTTGCTTAGGATGTTCGGTAACAGCATCAAACTTGCTTCGGATCTGACGGAAGTACAGAACGTGGTGGATCAGACTTTCGGGCAAATGACCGGCAAGATGGAAGAGTTTTCAAAGTCTGCTGTTGAAAATCTCGGTATGTCTGAACTGACCGCAAAGAAGATCGGCTCACAGTTTCAAGCTATGGGTAAGAACATGGCTATCTCTAATGAGCAGATTAAAGCGACAAACGACTTTGTACAGGCAACAACGCACGGGTATGCCGATGTGTCTGAATCTATGGCAGATGTGTCTATCAATCTGACACGTCTGGCGGGCGATATGGCATCGTTCTATAACTTACCCTATGAAGATGTAGCACAGGACTTGCAAAGCATCTTCACGGGGCAGACAAGACCGTTGCGACAGTATGGCTTGGATCTGACGGAAGCCACGCTGAAAGAATGGGCGCTCCGCAATGGTATGGATGCGGATATCAAGTCTATGACACAGGCGCAGAAGACCTTACTGCGGTATCAATATGTCATGGCGAATACCACGGCGGCGCACGGCGACTTCATTCGGACGCAGGACACATGGGCTAATACGATCAAACGGGCGCAGGAAAATTTGAAGCGCTTGCAGATTATCCTTGGACAGATTGGTGTGAATACGTTCAAGCCGCTTGTTGCATCGTTTAACGGCGCAATGAATGATATCCTGCATCTTGCGGAAAGCACGCTCAATTCCTTGGGTAAGATTTTCGGATGGCAAGTAGAAATCTCGGACGTTGGTATCTTGGACGATTATGCTGACGGCTTGGAAGATGTAGAAGACGGCTATGACGGTGCGGGCAAGAGTGCGAAGAAATTCAAGAATATGCTCCTTGGCATCGATGAACTGAACCTTCTGCCGGATAATTCCGACAAGGATAAGGGAAGCGGCGCAGGGTCGGCAATGGAAGCGACAGCGGCGGGCATCGAAGATAGCCTTGTTAATATGAAAAAGACCGAGCAGGGTTATGAAAGTATCTATGATACGCTTTTCAAACTCGGCGCACGGATCGGTGAAGTACAGAAAGATTGGCTCAAAGGCTTGGATTGGGACGCAATCTATGGCAAGGCAGAATCGTTCGGGAAGAACTTTGCATCGTTCCTTAACGGCTATTTCTCGGACGCAGAGACGTTCTATCAGAAGGGGCGGTTCATTGCCAACGCGCTGAATACGGTGGCGCACGCTATCTATGGATTCTTCCATGAATTTGACGGCTATCAATTTGGTAAGGATATCGGTTTTGAACTGAATGGCTTCACACAGAATCTCGATTGGGGAACTATCCAGGGTGCGACTTATGAAATGGCGCACGATCTGACGGAATCGATTAACGGCATAATCGAGAATGTCGATTGGCAAGATGTAGGTCGGACGATAGCCGAAATGCTGAATACTGTTCAGTTGTTTATCTCGACTTTCTGGAACGAAATCAAGTGGGATCAGTTGGGTGTATCGGCGGGTGAACTTATCAACTCGTTCTTCCTCAATTGGGATGAAGAAGAAGCGGCAAGGCTGATTAAAGGGAAACTGCAAGCCGTATTTGACTTCTTGAATAATCTGCTTTCCACCGCTGATTTTGAAATGATCGGTGAGAAGATCGGGCATTTCCTGTCTGAACTGAATCTCGCTGATTATGCTGACGATATCGCAAAATTGATTTGGAATCTGATTAAGGCATCGTTCGATCTGTTAGTCAATATGAGCGAGGAAGCGCCGATTGAAACAGCATTGATCCTTGCTTTTGGATGGATGAAATTCAAAGGCTTCGGTTCTGTGTTCGGAAACAATATGGCATCGTCCATATCTAAAAACTTTGCTCCGGCGCTGTCTACTATACTGAAAACAGACCTTGGCACACTTGCCGCCGGTTCTGGTATTCTCGGGAAAGCGGCTCTCATCGGTGTTGGTATTGGTGGCGCTATTGTGGCAGGGTTTGTGGGCTACAATGTCGGTCGTGAGATCGGTAAGTACCTGTTCCCCGAGGACGAAATGTGGTATGACGAGGCTAAAGACTTTGGTAAGACGGTGGCAACGATCATCGAAGCCGGTATGGAAGGTGAGTTGAAGCCCGCTATCGCTTTGATGCTATCTGATATGGGTATTAGAGTGGGTGAAACAAGGATCGGTGACGGTCAACATAGCGGCGGCGGCGCTAGAGACGATGGCTCTGGTTCTTACACACACCGTTTGAGCGTGAAAGATGCACAGGGAAAATCACAGGAAGCAATGGAAGCGGCGGCAGAATTGCGGCGGGCGGCGCAGGAAGCGGAAGAAAAGACAAATCTGCTTATGCAGAGTCCGATCAGCCGGTACAATTCCGTAGTGAACAACACTGTGTCGAGTAGCCAAAAGATGCAACAGGCTATCAATAGCGGTCGTGAAACGATGGAGCGTATGGATCAAGAGGCAAAAGAAGCGGCACAATCGACTAATGTGCTTTATAAGATCCTCAATACCGGCGCATCATCACTGCCTAGCGGCGGCGGCAACGTAAAGTTGGTAGCCGAGAGTATGAAGCATCTGAATACGCAGAGTTTGGTGGCGAAAGCCGGTATAGAGCAGTTGAACGCTTCGATTGACAACGTAAGCAAGCAGAAAGACAAGACCAAAAACAGCGTAGCCGAGATTGAAGGAAATATGAAGAATATCTCTGGTATGATCGGCAATACAATGTCCGTTGCTTTCCAGACGATAGACACGGCGAAACAGAATCTTGTGAACAGTATGAACAATATGTTCTCTGCGGATATGTGGAGCAATGTTCTGTCGGCTGTCCCGAAAGCCTTTAGGCAGATGTGGACGGATAGCATTAACGTGATGAAGCAGATGTGGTCGGAAATGGCACGATGGATCAACACTAATGCTAAACTCGATATCCCGAAAGTGAAAGTCGGGAATGGAGAAGTCGGCGGCGGGCAGATACAGGTGAGAGTACCGAAGTTTGAAACCGGCGGTGCGATCCCGAACGATGGTAGTCTGTTTGTGGCGAACGAACGTGGTGCGGAAGTCGTTGCTAATATGGGAAGAAGTACCGGCGTTATGAACACTGACCAGATGGAAGCGGCGGTCGCTAATGGTATGATGCGTGCGTTTGCAAGCGGAAGCCAGAATATCCAGGTGGTATTGAATGGTGATGCGGCAGACTTCTTCACGGCAATGGTGAAGCAGAATAACAACTCAATTATGAGAACGGGTGCAAGCCCGTTAAGAGTATAAGAGCCGAGAAATCGGCTCTTTCCTTTTAAGGAGGGCAAAATGGCTATCGCAAAATTAGATACCGCAGGGCATTGGATGGTTGGAATCAATCATATCTATATTCCTGCGCCGAACGTCAAGATCGAACACACAAACGTAGCATCTGCGGATTCTGGGCGTACCGAGGACGGTATCATGCATATCAATTGGGTACGGACGGATGTGCGGAAAGTGAACCTTGTGTATAACGCAATATCTGGTGACGAGAAGGACTATATGATGTCTCTTATGCAGGGCAAGGAATTTACGTTCACCTATTGGGATAACGGCGCAAAGACTTTTCAAGGGTATTGTGGTGAATCGTCTTATGAAGCGTATTCCTCGGTGCATTATGCAGACGAGGGCGGCGTGTATCAGAACTTTTCCATTAACGTAATCGAGTTATAGGAGGATATATGTACCCTGTATCGAATGATTATAAGCAAGCAATAGCGGCACGGACGGTAACAAGCAATTGGTATGGCACGATCACTCTGTCCGATAGCACAGTGATAAATTTTGGCAGAACTAACCTCGATCAGAGTAAGTCCACACTGACGAAACAGTATGCGGCGGGCGACACATTGGAGTTGGGTAACGCATACTCTAATCAGTTGACATTGGGATTGCGTGGCGACTTTACAAAGTATGTGTTCTATGATGCGGAGATCACGTTGTACTTCCGGCTTATGCTGACGGGATCATTGTATGAGGATGTTCCATGTGGAACGTATAAAGTGGCTGATGCAGAGTTTTCATACAACTCGATTAAACTGACGGCTTACGATGATATGCAATCATTCTCCGGCAAACTGACGGCGCCGCTGACGGACGGCGAACCGTATGACGGTCTGTCGGAAATCTGTACCGCTTGTGGCGTTGTATTAGGCTCTACACGCTCCGAAATCGAGGCTATGGTAAATGGTACGGTAACGCTCCCTCTGTCCGTTATAGAGACAACAGAGACGTATAGGAGCGCTATTGGATATATAGCGGCTATTCTGTGCGGAAATGCCGTTATCGGGCGTGACAGGAAACTGTATATCAAGAACTACTCGACTACAACAGTGCGTTCGCTGACGGCATCGGATCGTTACAACGCATCCTATATTGACTATATCGGGCAGTACACTACTCTTGCGCTGACGAACGGTGACGGTGACGAGGAAACCTATACGGCATCCGGCACATTCACTAACAAAGAACTGACTATGAGCATCGGCACGAATCCGCTATTGAACGCATCTGCCGACAAAGACACAATGGCGCAGGATATTATCGATGAACTGTCAACGATTGCCTATGCACCGTGTACTATCTCTATGGTGCAAGATCCGTCCCTTGATATCGGGGATTCTGTCACGGTAAGCGGCGGCAATATCGAAACGCCGGTTACAGTGATCCTCACCCGTATGGATATCAAACTGTATGGTCAATCGTCTATTGTGTCGGCGGGCGGCAATTATACCCTTGCAGAGCGCCGTACAAGGGTTGAAACGGCGGCAATGGAAGTACCGCAGCTAAAGCAACAGGCGGCGCAGATGGAAGAGCAGATCAAGCAGATAACCTATGATTATCTCGATCCGCAGACCACTAGCCTGTCTCCGATTGGTGACGGCGAAGATGCTATCGTGATGGCTTTCGCTTTCAAATTGGAAGAGGCGACAAGGGTTAAGTTTGGCTCAACGATCAATTTTGAGACGGCTAAAAGCGGTAACGACTTGGTGCATCTGCATGTCATTTATAATGTCGATAACACGCCGCTTAACCCCAACAATCCGCTTATGGAGTATTATGAGGACGGCTATCATATCCTAACGCTCGATTTTCTGACGGACGAATTGGCGGCGGGAAGTCATACATTTGGGGTGGCGTTTGGCGTTACGGGAGGAACACTGTCATGATCCTATCTAGTGGGTATCTGTTTGCGGAGGGGATAATAGGTGTTGAACCGCCATTAGATGAAATTGTCCTGTTTGAAGACGGGGCATTTAATCAAAGATATGTGCCTGTTGGTTTCAATTATTCTAATAATAGGCTTGTTGTCGCAACGCAAAAAGAAACATCATATAGTGATTATTTTGAAAAAGCCGCCTATGATGACTTCCAGGATGGCGTATATGCGAATTATTTGAACAATGGTACTACATTCAAAATTCAACAATATGGAATAGACGGCGAGGACATGGTTGTAGATTCTGAAAGTGGGTATTTGGTGTGGGATTATGGTGTGAAAAGGCAAGCGGAAGACAGATATAACAGATTCCCACAGGATGAATATGTAATTCCTGTTTGTAATTTAGGGGATGTTCTCGATTATGTGTGCATGCGCTGTAGATTGGTTACATCTGGATCGCATTTCACTTCCAATGTTGCATTTAAGACAAGATCAAAGCACAGCCCTACTTCTGTGTATGTAGATAATACTGTTGGTGTAGATATTCGTGCCAAACTCTATCAAAAAGGGTGGGTTGATGTAATTATTGATAATAGCAATAGCAAAATTCCTATTGATTATATCGATTTTAGATTCTACGCAGAATTGGCTTTCCCTTCTTATGGTATGCAAGGTGATGATCCTTACAAAATAGAGATTTCAAAAATATGGGTAACAAAAATAAATCCAAACTAAAGGAGGCATTATGCAGATAGAAAAGGCATACTTATTTGCTAGGCAGATATCTGGCGGGGCAACGCCGCCGACAGGGAATGTCTATTTTGAGAACGGGCTGTTCAATCCGGCATTGGCTTATGAGAACACAAGTTTTTCGTATGAATCAATCACAAGGGGAGATTTTAACGATTACAACAACGGCGGCAGAATGGTAGTTTATAACATAATCAAGAACGATATTGGCAATGGCAAGATATTTCAATTTCTTGGAACTAATGCAGGGCAGTTTCAGATAGTTGGGAAGAATATTGTAAGCGATATCGCTAACCCGAACCTCGATGATATGACCCGATTCAGTACGGATTTTGGATTGCTGTATCTGCCTGTTAGACTTCCGGCGAACACATATTCAAAACTGTGCGCTAGGATCAAACTGCACGATAAAATAGACTCTTCATTCAATGTCCATCTGTATATGGCGGCATACAGTGAAGGATATGGGATGTATGGTACTGTCTGGAAGTATGATTTTAGCGAGACGATGGATGTGTCGTTTGATATCGAGACTAACAGCAATGATTGGCGGGATGATTCTCCATATATCGGAATAGCCGTAGGCGCTTGCAAGACCACGGAAATAGAAAAGATATGGTTTGAATAGGAAGAAATACAAAATTTGCCCACGAATTGCCCACGAAACAATAGCGAAAGCCTATAACAACGGGCTTTATAGGCGATAACAGTGAATTTTCAAGTCCTGTTAGCCGCAGAATAAGGGGAACCACGATAAATCCGTGATTCCCTTTATTTTATCGGCATTTCAAACGTTCTTTACCCTATGAAAAGTTATGGATTGTTACCATAGGAATTGCCCACATACCTCAAATTTGCCCACGGGATTGCCCACGGGATTTGCCACGGATAAGCCAGAACACTTGTGCTGACATTTCGTGCTTGGTCTTTTCGAGGTTCATTGCGTGCTGATATACGGTCTTTAGGATATTGTCTGTTTTCCATCCACCCATTGCCTGTATCTGCTTGTCTGAATAGCCTAGATCGTGCATATAAGAAGCAAAGAAGTGCCGCAAGTGGTGAAGCCGGAAGTGCGGTATTCCTGCTCTGTCCTGCGCCCTGCGGAGATTGTCGTATAGGTTCGCCGGATGCCCCTTGTAAATGTAGCCGCGCTCACGGATTCTGTCGGCTATTTCCTGCGGGATCTCAATTGTTCTAGTGGATTCTGCCGTTTTGGTCTGTTTAATCACCCATTTCTTGTTCTCGTCAAGCACTAATGCCTTGTCTATGGTAAGAGTACATCCGTCAAGATCATCGGTTGTAAGGGCGCATAACTCTGAACGCCGTAAGCCGAGGCACAACAAAAAGAACGGGATCTCATACTCTGTACCCTCAAACTGTGCTTGTATGGCTTGTATGTCTTCCGTGGTCGGGATGTAGGCTTCATCTTTCTTCCGTTGCGGCAGTTTGGGCGATTTGATGGGAATATCCCAAAATTTCAGCACGGACATGATGAAATCTGAATAGTTTTTGACGGTTTTCGGTGCTAGGTCTGCTGATAGATCATTCACATACTTCTGGATATCGATAGATGTTATGGCGTTTAGGTGCTTTTCGGATAATTCTTTTGGTATCTTGCGGCGCATATTGCCGTATTCTCTTTTGGTTGTAGGGGATATGACGTTTGCTTTGGCGTCTATGTAAGCCGATACTGCATCGTCAAGTGACAGATTAGCCTTTACCGGCTTTCGGTCAACGGCTTCCGCTAACAGTTTGATCGCTTCCGTTTTTGACGGCTTGTGGTCAATCGTGATTCGGTAGCGCTTGCCGTTCTCCATCTGTGATAGCCGGTATGATCCCGAGGGCAGTTTTTCTATAGTCATAATCACTCCATTTCTAGCAATGCCTTTATTGCATCCTGTGTCTTTTTGTCTGCGGCGCTGAACTTCTCATATAAATCAAGAGCCGTTTTCACATTCTTATGCGGTTTCTCCATATCAATAATGACTTCCGTATCATCTATGGAAGCAAGATAGTCAGTGTTCTCTTCCCATCCCATCAGATATGCCGGTGTAACGCCGAGCGCAGACGCGATTTTAGCTATCTTGTCACGGCGCATATTGGAGATCATACCCGTTTCCCATTTCCGAACCGTGCTTTTCGCAACACCTACTTTGTTGCCTAATTCTTCTAATGTCATGTCGTTTTGCAGACGCAATGTTTTGATTTTTTCAGCCATATTCATATCTTTCTACCGCCTTTTAAGTGTTCCTAACATCTTACAACTAAAGTGTCTTTTACGCAACCACAAGATATTGTGGTATATTAAAAAGTTTCGCAAAAGACACAAAAATGTGTTGACATAAAAAGTTGCGTATGGTATATTAAGTTTCGTAAAGGACACAAAACCACGAAAGGAGGGTGTGATGGATAGATACAGATTGCAGTACGAAATGAAGAAGCGTGGCGTGACGGTTGAAGTGCTGTGTAATGCTATCAATATGAGCAAAGCGGCTTTCTATCGGAAGTGCAGGGGCGTTTCTGAATTTACGCAGGGAGAGATACAGGCGATTGTTGACTATCTCGATCTGGAGACACCGATGGGTATTTTTTTTACAGAAAAAGTTTCCTAAAGGAAACGGAAAGGGGGTAAATGATGGATCACGCAACGATGGAAGCGTTCATCGATTGGCTGAAAGAGAAATACGGATGGTCTTACGGGTACTTCTGCCGGATATGTGGCGAGTGCCGACAGGAAGAAATCTGGATTGAGTTTTATCGGGAACAAGCAAATAAAAAAGCGCCGTAAGAGTTTGGCGACTACACGGCGCTACACAACACACATAGGACGAACCCTATGTGTCTATTATAGGAGAAATCATTCAAAATGTCAAATTCATATTATGAGGGTGTCGTTACCTTTTGGCACAAAACAAAATGGTACGGCTTCATCCGTTACGAGGATAACGGGGAGACAAAAGAGATATTCACACACAGCAGTTATTTAGACGGACTCGGGCGGCTGAAAGAGGGAATGAAAGTGAAATTCCGTATCGGCATAACCGAACGAGGATTTGTCGCAGAGGATGTAAAGCGAGGGTAGGAAATGCCTAGATTAAGAGAAACGACAGAGGAGAAGGAAATGCGCCGGTTCAATCGTTTCGTAAATGGCTATCTCAAAGAGAAGCGTTTGCGGCAGGAAGACTTGGCTGATTATCTGGAACTGCCTAGACCGTCAGTTGGGAATCGGCTCTGCGGTAAGACGAAATGGACGCTTGCGGATATGGCAAAGGCGTGTGAGTTTATCGGCGTTCCGTACACTATCGGAGGTGAAAGATGATCGCAGAGGCAATAACCCTTATGTGGGTATCAGCATTTTCCATCTTTGATTGGAATCCGCAGGAAGTCAAGATCAGTTGTTACCTTCCGACAGGAAATAACACTTATACCGGCGTGAAACCGTATGTTGGTGGGTGCGCCGTCAACAAAGAACACTTGGGCGACACGGTGATGCTTTTCGATGCAGATATGAGGTTTATCGGCTATCTCGAAGTGAACGATATCGGCGGCAATAGCCTTTTGCGGCAGGGAAAAGCGGTAGATGTATTCCAGGAAACAATGGACGATGCAAAAGAGTTTATCCGAGAAAACGGGGATCACGGCTTTGTGGTTTATTTGGAGGCAGACGGGTGACAAGATTTGAATCGTATCTGATCCGGCTAAAGATGGAACTACGCAAGATGGGATATGACGATGCGCTGACAGTAGCGAACACAATACACGAATCGTATCTGAAACTGCGGAGAGAGCCGGACTTAACACGGGAAGAACTGTTGGAATTGCAGAGAGAGTTTAAGGAGAGCAGAAATGAGAGATTGGAAAGTCGCAATCGAGATTGATTTAAAGAAAGTGATGATCGTTGGCGTTATGGCGGCAAGCACTATGTTGGCTTGTGCAACAGGAATGGGTGATGCGCTGTTGGTAATCATTCCGGCGGGGATTGCTTGTTTAATCAGTAAGGAGGTATGAAATGGATAATCTGTATGATATTGCGGAGCAGTATCGGAACATTGCCGCAATGATCGATGAAGCGGCAGAGACAGGCGAGGATATCGAGGTTTTGAACGATACCTTGGATGCGGTTGCCGGTGAGTTTGAAGTCAAGGCAGAGAACATTGCTTCCATCATCAAAAACAACGAACTGAAAATGGCTGAATTTGCCGCTAGGAGAGAAGTTTTTGAGAAAGAGGCAGAAACTATCAAGTCAAAGGAAAAAGCGCTGGAAAACGCCAACGAGAGGCTGAAAAAGTACCTTTGTGATGGGATGATCGCTATCGGCAAACAGAAATTCAAGACGGATAAGTTTTCGTTCTGGACGAAAAAGACCACGCCGAAAGTCATAGTCGATGGTGTAGTGCCTATGGACTATCTGAAAATGCCCGAACCGAAGCCTGACTTAACGGCTATCAAAAAGGCTATCGAGGGCGGGGAAGAGATCGGGTTCGCTCATTTAGAGACACACGATATTGCACAGTTTAGATAAGGAGAAGAGAAATGGCAGAGGAAAAAGTATTAAACATCTATCAGAGAATGTCTGCGGCTACATCCGAGATCAGCAGGGTAGCAAAGAATTTGAATGTCGGGTTCGGGAAATCATCTTACAAGGCAGTTGGTGAAGCCGATGTGTTGGCGGCGGTAAAGCCGATTGAAGAGAAGTACGGGATCTATTCTTACCCCGTATCGAGAGAGATCATCGAAAGCGGTATCTTGGAAAGCGTTTCCGAGTATAACGGCGAGAAATCCACAAAGAAACAATTCCAGATGCGTGTCTCCACGGTCTATCGGTTCGTAAATGTCGATAAGCCGGAAGAATACATCGATATCACAACTTACGGTGACGGCGTGGATTCACAGGATAAAGCGCCTGGCAAGGCAATGACTTACGCTGATAAGTACGCTCTGCTGAAAGCGTACAAGATCATGACAGGTGATGATCCGGACCAGAACGCAAGCGGCGATACTAAGAGCTACAGCAGGAAACCGGTAGATGCGCCGAAGGCTCCGCAGTATATCACGGAAGAAGAAAAACGTGAAATTCGTGATCTTGTGGAAGGTATCAAAGAGAAATATCCTGCAAAGAATTACACGTTTGACCAGTTTTTCCCGGAAGGAGTAGACAAGTTCACCGCAGAGCAGTTTGGGAAAGCAAAGGCACAGTTGTTAGGCTTATTGAATAAGGCGGCGAAGAATGGCTGATAAAGCGATATTAAGCGGTACTCTGAAAGACCTGACATTCCAGATTGCAAAGCTGGCAGATACGGATGATCGTGTGTATGACATTGTACCACACAAAGAGAAAAGATCACTAAATGCCAATGCTCTACTGTGGGCTTGTATAGGTGAGATCGCTAACAAAATGCGTATGGATAACTGGACGGTTTATCTAAATATGCTGAAATCCTACGGTCAGTATACCTATGTATTATGCAAGCCACACGCAGTAGCCAAAATGAAGGAAATCTGGCGCGAGACGGAAGAAATCGGGGAAGTGGATGTAAATGGTCAGAAATCGGTTCAACTGCTTTGTTACTACGGATCATCAACATACGATACAAAAGAATTTTCACGGCTGCTGGATGGCGTTATTCAGGAAATGAAGAATATCGGTCTTGAACCACCGCCGAGCGAACAAATGAAACAAGCGCTATTAGCGTGGTCAGAATTGACGGAGAAAAAAGATGCACAGAAGAACTAAAGCATTACAGATTAGTCCAAAAGTGAAGAAGATCGTGTATGAGCGTGATGGTGGATTGTGCATATTTTGTAAAGGGTGTGGTGATCCGGTATGTCATTTCGTAAGCAGAGGGCAAGGTGGTCTTGGGATTGAAGAGAACATAATTTGTGCCTGTGCAGAGTGCCATAGAATGATGGATCAGACTACGAATAGAGACAGAATGAAATCAATAGCAAGAGAGTACCTTAAAAGCAAATATCCCGATTGGGATGAAAGCAAACTGTATTACAAAAAGTGGTAATACCAGCGCCACCACCAAAAAATAAACGAAAAAGGAGATTACATACTTAATCACCGGTGACGCTGATATTTCATAGAGGGGGTGATGCTGGTGGAGACGGGACGACCACCTCCCACGGCTAGTCTGGCAGCCGAAATTGATATTCACGGGATTTAGCCCGATTGCCATGAGTCGGGCTATTTTATAAAGATGCTCATACATAGAGGCGAGACGCAACTATAAACAGAAGGTCAAGTGCATAACCACATTTTGACAACTGAATATGGAACCGTAGGTATGATTTAAGGCACGAAATCATTCAAACTCGCCTCTATGTATGAACATCAGGAAGGAGATATGAAATGGCAATAAATAGCAGAGCAAAAGGGAAAGCCGGTGAATTGGAGTTAAAGGGCTATCTCCGAGAATACGGTTACGATTGTAGAAGAGGACAGCAGTTCTCAGGGATAAACGGTGATGCAGACGTTATCGGCTTGCCGTTCATCCATATCGAATGCAAGCGGGTAGAACACCTGAATATCGAGAATGCAATGGATCAGAGCAAACGTGATGCAAGAGAAGGTGAGATACCTACTGTAATGCACCGGAAAAACCATTGTGAATGGCTTTGCACTATGCGTCTGGAAGATTTTATGAAGATTTACTCGGAGTGGGAAGCCGGACAGTTACCGTTTAATGAGAAAGGAGAAAAATGATTATGGAAGGGAACATTATTGGAGTAAATTCATACGATTTACAAGAACTTGTGGAAAAGGTTGTGGAACTGAACAAAGTGTTGGCTAGGATTTGTGGAATTAGCGATCTGGAAATGTCTGCAATCTTTGATGATGTGACGAATGATCGTGTTGAAAAATATCGCAATGGAAAGCGGTGTATCAATCTCGATACATTAGAGCAGTTTGACAGCCTAAAGTTAGCCGCTAGAAGTATCGGTATCGAAAATAGTTCTTCTGAAATGAGCGCTGTATGTAGCGGAAAAGTGCCAAACTTGAGAGGACACCACTTTGCTTATTACGATGATTATGTTAGCAATACTATTCCAGAATACAAAGGGAAAATGGATGAAGCGTTAGAGCGTGGAAGAAAGTTAGCCGATGCTGTTAGCGCAATGGGAGTTACAAATCAAGAATTGGCTGATTATATGTGTCAATCATCGAAAGCAATATCAGCATTTTATACAAAGCCAACGGAAGAGACGGTGGAAAAGGTATTAAATGCGGCAAAGAAGATAGCGAAAAGGAAACGTGAGGATATTTGGTGGAAGTGCAAAAGATACATGAAAGAAAAAGGTGTTCATGGCTATGAAGTTGCACTTGTAATGGGAATAAAACAGCCGGAACTCTCAAGAAGATTGAGAAATGCAGATGAAGCGTTGTATGAGCAGATTGTCAGCGCTGTTAGTGAAATACTTCAAATGCAGGAAGAGGAATCGAGAGAAGAGTAGGTGGAAAGATGGCGGCTAAAGGATGGATAAGCTTACACAGAAAAATACAAGAGTGTTTTCTTTGGGGAAATGATGAACCTTTTGATCGGAGAAGTGCTTGGATTGACTTGCTGTTGCTGGCAAATCATAAGGACGCAAAGACGATGTTTGATGGTCAGCCTATTACCGTGAAAGAAGGACAGAGGATAACCAGTATTCGCATTTTAGCACAGCGTTGGGGCTGGAGTACGAAGAAAACAACGAAATTTTTAAGCGTGTTAGAAAGCGAAAATATGATTGTAAAAGAAAGTGACAAAAGGAAAACACTTATAACCATTGTAAATTATGGGATTTATCAGGATGTAGGAAACAGTGAAGAAACAGTAAAGAAACACAGAGGAAACACTGAGGAAACACTGAGGAAACACCGATTACCTATAAACAATAATGATAATAATGAGAACAATGATAACAATGAGAATAATGAGAATAATAATACCCCCCTTACCCCCCTTGCGGGGGAGTGGGATGCGGATAAACATTCCAACATTCAAAACTTCGAACATTTGGTAGAAACCGAAATGAACGAGGTAAAGAATACGAAACTGCTCAACTGTGTTAGGGATTGGCTGACGTATAAAGACGGTCGTAAACCGAAATCATCAAATCACTACCAGTTGCAGACGATCAGGACATTAACGAACAAAGTCTTTGAGAGTGCAAAGCAGTACGGGGCAGATTCCGTCATAGGTGTAGTGAACGACAGTATATCAAACAACTATCAGGGTATCTTGTGGACGAACCTAGAGAGGTACGGCAAGCAAAGCAAGAAGAATGATAAGTTGCAAGAAGCGAAAGACTATATCCAGCAATTACGAGAGGAGGAAGAAGCAAATGAAGAAGAGTGAAACGGCAACGATCGTTACACGGCTTATGACGGTCTATCCGAGTTTCAAGTTTGGCGTGAACCCGCTGACGGGTGAAGATGCCACGCTGAAAGAAGTCGTAGACGTATGGCACGGAATAATCGGTGATATGGAATACGGTGATGCGGATAGAGCAGTAACCGCCTGTATTAACAAGTGTAAGTTCGTACCGTCCATAGCTGAGATCAGAGAAGAGTATGACGAACTTATTTCAGCAGAGAAGCGTGAGCAGGGCGCTATTAAAACAAACTACGACTACGCAAGAGGTTCCTATCCGCAGAGCATCGAAGCTGGTTACGCTTGGGAAGAGTGGAAGGCAAGGGCGAAAGATGGGGAAATGGCAAGCCTGTTTTACAAAGTCATAATGCAGTATGTCAGCGAGTGCGACAAGAAGAATGAAAATGTTATGGACTTCAAAAAATGTGTCGAGACAATCTGCCGGGATAAGGACGGGAAAATATTTTTTAAGGAGGCCGAGAAATGATAAGGGTGGAGTTTGCTGTATGTGTGTGGTGTCGAGCGGTCAATTTCGCACGAAATACATCGTAGTGGAATATTTCTACCCTTGATGAAAAACAACGCGAAATTGAGCCGTAAAATGCAGTTTAACGTAAACAAAATATAAACTGCTTACTGCTGGTAATAAAAATTGTTGGTAGACGAAATACAGAGATGGTTCTGTCGCTTTGTAGGAGACGCGTGGTGGCACGAAAACACATCAAGGGTAGAGTTGTTAGGGTAAGGGTAGAAAAATCAATTCTAGGGCAAAATACGAAAGGTTCAACAATGGAAGGTCAACTTACTATCACAGATTATCTCAAATCACAGATAGAACTGAAACAGGTGATGGACTTAACCGCATGGATAAACCATCAGGGCAAAGCACAGTATTGTCAGGTGAAGGACATTATCAGCAAGTTTATCACCGATGAAGAATTGGCAGACCGGATAACGAATAAAGTATCGGTCTACATTATGGAACAGTCGTTAGGATATTCGAAGTATTTGAGAAGGCAAACGGGTTTGCAAAAAGAGGTGGATGAATGATAGCACATTGTTTGTTTGAACAATCCGGCACATTCAAAAACGAGTTTCGGAAGTTGGGTATTGAAGCATACGACTACGACATTCTGAATGAGTTTGGTGAGACGGATTATCAGATTGATTTATTTGGTGAAATTGAACAAGCGTATGCGGGGGGGGGACAGCATATTTGACAAATTTGACAGGGATGATGTGATACTTGCGTTCTTTCCGTGTGTGAGATTTGAAAATCAAGTAATGCTAATGTTCAGAGGTCAGCAATATCAAATAAAAGATTGGGCGTTAGAAAAGAAAATGGAATACGATATGCAACTACTCGATGAAGTGAACGAAATGTATAAATATGTAAATCATTTGTTCATTGTATGTATAAAAAAAAATCTACAACTAATAATGGAGAACCCGTATTCCGAAGAACATTTTTTACGCAGATATTGGTGCTTTCAAGCAAAAATCATTGACAGAGATCGCAGAGACAATGGCGATTATTACGCAAAACCAACACAATACTGGTTCTTGAATTGCGAACCAAAAAATAATTTTCTGTTTGAACCTATCAAATATAACCATTTGGAAGTGAAAGATGCTATCCGGTTTATGTCTAAAGAAGATTATAAAAAAACCGGTGCGAAGTCGAAAAAAACGGCAAGATCAATGATCCATCCCGATTATGCAAATAGATTTATAAGACAATACATTTTGGAGGACAGCAATGGAGATATGGAAAAACATTGAGGGATATAACGGCAAATACCAGGTCAGTAGTTGGGGACGAGTGAGAAATGCAGAGCGTGGATCAATACTTACTCCATACAAAAACAAGAAGGGCTATTTGAAAGTGGGTTTGTGCGTCAGTGGTCGGAAGTCGCCTAAAAAATATCGTGTGAACCGTTTGGTAGCAAAGGCATTTATTGAAAATCCAAAAGGGCTTCCACAAGTGAACCATAAAGACGGGAACAAAGAAAATAATTCCGTCACTAATCTGGAATGGATCACAAACAGCGACAATATGAAACACGCAAAAGCGCAGAGAGAAGGTGTCGTATGCAAAGACAATTATTAGCCTACAAAGATATCGTACACGGTGGATATGCAGTAATGGTCTGTGTGGCTACCGGAACAGAGTTAGCAGACATACGGAAGTATGAGAACATCTATCACTTTGAGACGATGGATGATGTAAAGAAAATGACAGAAGCTTTGAATGGAATTATAGAAAGGTGGGGTGATGATGGTAAGAGTGCTGAAACGGATGCTGACACCGGATCTGACGGCAGACGAGTACAAGGCTGTAAAGAAAGCGATAGCGTCCATCGAAGGCTGGGAGCGGCTGAAAAAGGAAGTCTATATGCTGAAACGGAATCAAAACAGTGAGAATCAGGATTACCGGACAGGATTTCAATGTGCATTGTCGAATGTGGAAGGGCTGATGGCGGTGATAGAAAGCAAATGGAGGTGAGACGTGATGGAAAAAACAATTGCAGTTGCGATAGGGGATAATATTCGTGAGTTGCTTGACATAAGCCATACAACAATAGCGGCAGCTTGTGATAAGAGCAGGGAAAAACACTTGAATATGGTGAGACAAACCTTATCAAAAGCAATCAAGGGCGAAGTTGATTTGTCTATTACACAACTTCTTGATATTTGCCAATTCTTCGGAGTGTCACTTGATTATCTTGTGGATAAAATTCCAGAAGCAAAGGAACCATGGGAAATAGAATGGCACTTTCTGCTGAAAAAAATAACAAATACATCGGTTGATATGCCGAAAGAGCCGATGATCGCTATTGAGGCAAAGGCATGGATGGACGGTTATCTGAAATGCCAGACGGATATTATCAAGATGGTTGAGGAAATGTCGAAAGGACAGAGAGATTGAACGGCGGGAAAGGAGGGTGATTTATGAAAGCCGTAGAAACCATAAACAAAGCAACCGGAAAGGAGTAATCAACGAGACCTGGTAGACCAGGTTGACCGCATAAGGGTGCAAAGATGCGAGAACAAAACCTATCACAAGTAGCGTGAGGTTGTCAGAGCCGAGCAATGGAAGCCATTGATAGGTTGTCCACAGATACAAGGAATACTTGTTGAAGTGGTGTTGATTGAAAGTAGTTTGGATAAGCGCAGGAGTAAGTAGTTTTATTGCAGGATGGCTGGTAAGAGATACGGTTGACAAATGGATATACATTGACGTGAAAGACCAGCATCCGGACAGTATGCGATTTGTCAAAGATTGTGAGGTGTTGATTGAAAGTAGTATCGAGATTTTACGATCAGACAAGTACGAAGATGTAGCAGATGTAGTAAGAAAGACCAGAATGATTAACTCTCCCTATGGTGCTTCTTGTACGGGAATGTTAAAGAAAGCAGTACGGAAGAAATGGGAGAATGAACAGTACCAAAAAGGGATAACAGACCTTTGCTATGTATGGGGAATGGATGCTTCTGAAAAGCGGCGGGCAGAAAGCATAATCAAAAACTTTCCAGAGTTTAAGCACGAATTTCCGCTGATAGACAAGGGGCTATCCAAAGAAGATTGTCATGCACTTGCTAAAGAAATCGGTCTGAAAAGACCTGTAATGTACGATCTGGGATATCGGAACAATAACTGTATCGGATGTGTAAAGGGCGGTATGGGTTATTGGAACAGGATAAGAAAAGACTTTCCAGAGGTATTCAAGGCAAGGGCAGAATTGGAGCGTGAGATAGGACACAGTTGTATGAACGGTCTTTATCTTGACGAACTAGATCCTGGCAGGGGGAAGTTGGAAGAGGAAGTTTTGGAAGATTGTTCGATTATGTGTTATCTCGCAAAAGAATAAAGTCGGGGGGCTATTAAGCCACTCGGTTGTAGGGAGAGAACAAATGAAATTACGCAGTAGTTTTACAGAGAGAGAAATAAAACAATGGGAGAAGGAAAGAGACAAGGCTTGTCTGTCATACGATGCAAATAAGTTTCGGTCGTTCTACAACAAGTGGATGCTTGCCGGTATGTATCGCAAGCCGTTGCCGAGGGATTTTATGGTTATCGAAGTAATGATGAGGAAGATGGTGTATCACATAAACAGTGCAACACCAGAGCAGAAAGACGAGGCTAAGAAGTGGCTGGAAGATCACGGATGCAATACAAGTTTGTAGGGGGTGAGTAAATGTATGAGGCGTTAGAGGCAGAACAATCCGTCATATCTTGCCTTATCCAGCGGGCAGAGAGTGTGGAAGAGACGCTTGACCTGTTAAGTCCAGAAATGTTTGAGGTGTCGGTGTTGGGCGGGATGTACTATGAGTACCGAAAAGCGTTCGATGATCGCAAGGAACTGACACTTGTAGAACTGAAAGAAAACTTGCATACGCAGTACACGGAAGAAGAGATAAATGAAGCCCTGCGGAACTGTGTATCAAGTAGCGCAATGGCATATCAGATACGGAACTATGCGGAAGTGGTGGCAAGGCATTATAAGAAAACCACAGTCGATGCGATCTTTTCTCGGACAGAGTTGCAGGATGCAACGATTGACCGGCAGATAGAAGGTCTGATAAGCGACTTGGAATCCTTGCAGGGCGGTGAGACAAGTGACGGATGCACTGTAGCCGATTTGGTAGATCAGTTTTCGGGGGACTACTTTACCGACAAAGAGAAGAATCTAATCTTTCTCGGCGTTGAGCAGATAGATAGTCTGACCGGCGGTTTTGAGGGCGGTGACATTATCCTGTTAGGCGCAAGACCTGGATGCGGTAAGTCAAGTTTAGCGGCACAATGGGCTGAACTGATAGCACAGCAGGGCAAGAAGGTAGCCTATTACAATCTGGAAATGCAACGGGCGGCAGTGTATGAACGCTTTGTAGCGGCGAAATCCGGCATAGAGATACAGAGGATCAGACGGGCTACAACATTCCACAACGATGAAGGTGAACTGTATGCGGCGGCGAATGAAGAGTTGCGGAAGCAGACAAACATAACGATCTATAACGGCTCGAAAAGAGTATCAGATATCCGCAATGACGTGCGGAAAACAAAGCCGAACGTGGTAATTATTGACTACTTACAGTTGATACAGGTGAGTGACCGATACCACGGAAACAGGGCGGCAGAGGTAGGCGAGATCAGCCACAATTTAAAAGCAATCGCAATGGATTATGATGTGCAATTGATTTGCTTGGTTCAGTTGAACCGTGCGATAGAATCACGGCGGGATCATAAACCGATGCTATCCGACATAAGAGAATCCGGCGACTTGGAACAGGATGCTTCAATCGTGATGTTTTTGTACGACACGAACGAAACGGATAAGTCGGAGAAGTGCTTGGATGTAGCAAAATCACGGCAGGGGCAGACGGGATCTGTACCGTTAGTGTTTGAGGGCGCTAGGTTGCGATTTGAGTTAGCAGAGAATGTAGCGCCGTTTGGAGGGTAACGATGGGGAAACTGATTCTTAAAAAGGGAATGCCGGAGTGCGATTTACACAATGATCTGTTTGCACTCCATCAGAATTTCGGGACAGTAGAGGATAACACAAAGTATTGGGATGCGTTGTGTGACGAACTACCAAAAATCTCTCGGAAGTACAGAGACACAGATATGCACAGTTGGGTAGATATAACGCTGATTGCCTTTGCAGATTATCTGAATAACAAGGTCGCAAAGCCGATGTATAGCGACACTGAATGGGTTGTAAGAATCGTAAGAGAGGGAAGAAGCAAAGAAGAGATCGAAGAGATCATCCAAAAATTGCAGGGGGTGAGCGAATGAACAAGTACCAACAGTACAGAAAAGACAACGGCTTGTGTTTGGATTGCAATGAAAAGGCGGCTCCTGGGAAGACCAGATGCTACAGATGCTTGCAGATTATCGCCGCAAAGCAGAGGGAGCGCTATCAAAAAGATCCCGAGTACAGAGAGAGAACACGGGAGTACAAGCGGCAGTGGGAGAAGGATAACCCCGAAAAGATGGCAGTGTATAAGGCTAGGAAGTCGATGTATAACCGCAAGTATTTCTATGGGGAGGAATTATGATCGAGCGTGATTCTCTTTGTGTAGGCTGTGCAGAGTGTATCAGTTGCGGCAGACGGGGACGATATATCTCATATTTTGTCTGCGATAACTGTCTGAAACAGGAAGATGCACTCTATGAGGATAAGCTAGGCGAGATATGTGAGGATTGTTTACTAACTGCACATATGAGTGACTGCGGCAAGTGTAGCGAGTGCGAGGAAGAAGCGGAGATCCTTTACGATGGGAAATGCCGTTCGTGTTTTATGGAAGATCAGATTGAGATTGAAATGCCGGAGGAAGAGTGATGATTAAGTGGGTAGTGTTTATTGTGTTGGCGGTTGTAGTCGTTGGCGGTGCAATTATAAGCGAGATTGCCGAGGACGAGTGGTATAAGGGGTACATGGACGGGATTGCGTACCACGAAAGAATGATGCGAAAGGAGAAGGAAAATGGAGAAAAAGACAAGAAAAAGTCAGTGTGATAGAGTGCTGGACTATATGCAGACGCATAACGGCATTACGGACAGTGAAGCAAGGGAATTGTTGCATCTTAACAGGTTATCGGGACGCATCTGGGATTTGAAGAAGAGAGATATATCTATCGGAACGGTATGGGAGGCTGGAAAGAATGTCTATGGAGATAATGTTAGATATGTAAGGTATTTCTTGAAAGAAGGTGATTAAGTGAGAAAACATTTCACAAGACCAGATATGGAAGAACGAAACAAGCAAAGAATGAAGAATTATGATGGTATTCGGTTTAATTTCATTACTGTGTTGAAAAGGGATCATTTGGACGAAAAAGGAAAGTATTGGTTTCTTTGCAAATGCGATTGCGGAAAAGAATTTTTGATTAGAGGGAGTGAAATTGGAAAACAAAAATCCTGTGGTTGCAAAACAAGAAAAATACTATCTGACAAACAAAAAACACATGGCGAGTCGAAAACACAACTTTATGAAATATGGCATCATATGAAAGACAGGTGCTATCAGAAGACGCACCATAGTTATTCAGATTATGGAGGACGAGGCATAAAAGTGTGTGACGAATGGAAAAATGATTATGTCACATTCAGAGATTGGGCATTGCAGAATGGATACGATAAGAAAGCAGAATATATGAAGTGTACTTTGGATCGTATTGATGTAAATGGAAATTATGAACCATCTAATTGCAGATGGGTGTCAATGAAAACGCAGTGTAATAATAGGCGAAATAACCGTGTCCTGGAATGTGATGGTGTAAAACATACGATGAAGGAATGGTCAGAGATCGTTGGAATACAAGTAGGAACTTTGTGGAGAAGATGGGAAAGCGGATGGTCTGATGAGGATATTATTAAACGACCGTTAAGAAAAATTAAAAAAAAGGACGGTGAGCAGAATGACGAAGTATGAAGAACTTTATGAGACAGACAAACGTTTCCGTGACTATGTTTTGCGCTGTAAGTCAGATTATGATTTGACAGAAGCCGAAATGCTCCGCAATAAAACGATACAGTTGGTTGGCGACTATTACGCAGAGAATCCGGCAAAGGAAGTGCCGGTAACAGAAACGACAAAGGTAGGGGGATGCTGAAATGGGAAAGGGTAAAGGCGGCAGAGGCGGCTATTACAACAACACAAGATCAATGCTGAAAAGGAAAGATATGCAGGATATCCGAGGTCGGATAGAATGGATCGTGCCCAGGGTCTATGCGTCACTCGCCTGTGAGTTGTGGGATTTGGGATGGGATGCAGACCAGATACAAGAGTTGTTCCGTAAGAGCCAAGAACGATGGGACGACAGCACACGAAACGGCTGGGATATGTTGCAAAATGTTGAGGAAGTTATAGGCATACCCGTTACCTATTTCAGAGAACGAGGAAACATCGTATAGGGGGCATAAGATGGACGAGACTTGCAAGGATTGTCGTAGATACCAGAACGGCAGATGCGCCGAGGAAGACGAGGACGGCGAAATATGCGAGAAGTTTGAAAGGGGTGAGACGGATGAATCTGAATAACGGTGTGGGCTTCTGTAAGGCTATGGAGAACGCAAACAACATCAACCTAGACAGATATGCCTCGGGACAATTTACGGACGCTATCGGAGCTTATTTGGAAATCAAGAAAGATCATATTGCTAATGTCAGCGAATTGCTTGCACTGTTAGGCAAGGTAAACGACATTATCCAGGATGCCGAGGATGTGCAGAAAAGCAGAGAGTCGGAGTACACCAAAGAGTGTGCGAAGTTAGAAGCATACAACAGGATCAAAGAAGAATTGGAGGGTTTGTTTGATGAAGAGTAGTTGTGAAAAGGGAAATATAGTCAGGAGATGGGAAACAGGCGATACAGAGTGCAATGCAAATTCCGTTATGTATGAGTGCGGCGGGATCTATCACCATAACTATATGGATGTGGTAGGAAATCGGGATCACGATTGTTTCTGGGATTGTTGGGGATGCAGACACAATTGCCCGAAGGAAGTGAGGGATGAAAAATGAGCAGAGAAGATTTGTTATAGAAGAGGATGGTAGCATACATGAGGAAAGTTAAAGGTAGAAGTTTTTATAAAGAACCATGGTACAACTCATATCGTTCGATGATGGATAGATGTAATAATCCGAATGTTCATAATTACAATGATTATGGTGGAAGAGGTATTAAAGTCTGTGAGGAATGGAATGATATAGAACAATTTGAGAAATGGGTAGAGAACAGTAATTACAAAAAGGGATTAAGTCTTGACCGAATAGATGTTAATGGTAACTATGAGCCGAATAATTGTAGATGGGCTACAGCAAAAGAGCAGTCAAATAATAGACGAAATACAGTTTATGTGACTATTGACGGAATTACTAAAACTATATCCGAATGGGCTGATTTCTCTGGTATCAATCGAAGCACAATAAATAATAGATATAATAATGGGATTAGAGGTGTTATGCTACTCCATAAAACAGAAGACACAACGTTTAAGAATGGCTATAACCGTTATGAAGATAAAGGACATTACGATGATATGCGTATAAAACATGGCGATAATAGCGTAGAAATATGGGAATTAAACGGAGAAAAACATTCAATCCTTGAATGGAGTAGAATAACAGAAATTAGCATTGATACGTTAAGAACACGAAAATATAACGGATGGGGTGTTGAGAAAATTCTTACGACACCTGTGAAAATAAATAAGTACGCATATAAGGATGAACCATTCATAGATGGCAGATATATAAGACAATTAAGATATGAGCATAATATGACTATGAAAGAATTGGCAAAAGAAGTTGGAGTAGCTGAAAGTACAGTACAAGGTTGGGAAGTTGGTAAAAGACATATTTCGATGAATAATGCAAAAAAAGTATTTGATTTTTTTAATGTATCACTCGATATTGTGCCTACAATCGTCGAGGTAGAAGGAGGTGCAGAATGACAATTGATGAATCGATTAAGCATTGCGAAGAAGTGATGATGGAAAATCTTGAAAAGACTAAAGATAAAAATGCAAGTGATCCTATTGCAATAAGCTGTGGAGAGTGTGCAGATAACCACAGGCAGCTTATGGAGTGGCTGAAAGAACTGAAAGCACACAGAGAAGCGTGGGGAAAAGCAAAACGAACTGTGAAGGCGTACTTAATGCTTGAAGGGTTTGGAAGTGCATATCAGGATGATATAGAAAATCTGATTGAGGGATGTATACCAAAGGATAGAGGTGCAGAATGACTAAAGAGGAAAATATCACAACATTAAATGAGCATTTGACGCACTGGAAACGCCTGTTATCCGAAAAGATATGCGATCAGAGCGAAGGCGAAAAGACCATTGATGCGTTGCAGAATGCAATTAAAGCACTTGAACAGCAACCCACGGATGCCGTAGACCGATTGACAATCAAAGAATATTTGGAAAGTTTTGGTACGGCTTACGAATTAGGGAAAGAAAAGGGATTGGATATCGCATTAGATATACTCGACAAGTACACGGAAGAAGGGAACGAGAAGATTATCCGTGACTTACCATCCGAAACACCACAGCCGGAAGTCGGACGATGGATATATGACAAAAATATTGATAACTGGAAGTGTTCAGAATGTGGCGAAACACCAAAAACGATGGGATATTGTGGGGCGGCTGCTTTTATGGCAAAGCATTTCAAGTATTGTAATCATTGCGGGACAAAGATGGGAGAAGTAGAAGAATGACAATTGATGAACAGATTAAGATTCTTGAAAGCAATTCGGAGTTTGAAAGAAAAGAAGGTGACTTGCAAGGGTGTTTGAACTTCCGGCAACTTGCGGAATGGTTGAAAGACTATAAGCGACTGAAAGAGCAAGAGCCTTGTGAGGATGCTATAAGCAGACAAGCGGTGCTTGATGCGATTGAAGAATTAAAGAAAATCCACTTTGACAGGGGTGTTGTGCTGAATAAGGTGCGTGACAGAGTATTAGAACTGCCATCCGTAACACCACAGCCGAACAAGTGGATTCCGTGCAGTGAGCGGTTGCCGGAAGTTGGTAGTGAAGTGCTTGTGTGCTACGAGTTCAAGGGAAAGAGGAGCGTGTTTATTGCTGACTTCTATGGGGATGGAAAGTTCCATGGGTTAGACGATGAATATTTGACTACAGAGGGCAGGAAACACAGGAAAGCGATTGCGTGGATGCCCTTGCCGACACCACCGAATATGTCGGAAATCCCGACAGGGGCAGAAGGGAGCGAGGAATGAAGATATTACACTGTGATTGTTGTCATTCAGAAGTAAATGATTATTGCCATTGGTACAATGATGCACAGCCTAGAAATATGTATGAGTTAATGTGTATACACGAAAGCAGTTCTGATACATACAATGGAATGATTATTTGTCATGAGTGCATAGCAAAACTACTTCACAAGGCAGAAAGTGAGGATAAGGAATGAGTGATAGTTTTGAATTTACTTTGCATAGTCCATTGACACAAGAGGACTGGAATAAAATATCGGATGTAGAGCATGAAAATACGATGTCTGTTACGTTTCAAACGCCACAGGGCAGACAAGTGAGATATATAAAATGCGAGGTGCTTGACAAGATAAGAGCCGAGATAGACAGCCATTGTAGTGATAACAGAGATAGAAATGACGGCTTGTATATCGCTATGAAGATTATTGACAAGTACAAATCAGAAGGGAGCGAGGAATGAGCGACCAAGAACGACACAAGGGATGTGGCGGATGGGTATATAGTCACCATCAAGGTAACGAGTGGTTTCTGTTTTGTCAGAAATGTGGGTTAAAGACGAGTGTATATGATACTCACGATAAAGCAAGGACAGAATGGGATAAGATGATTGAGCCACAGGAAGAAGGGAGCGAAGAAGAATGACAGAATGCAGACGAGAGATCACCAAAGAAATCTATGATAACGCTGGTGGGGATGGAAAGCCATTACGAAGCTGGAAAGACGTATTCACCGATGCAGAAGTGATAGGCTATGGCATATACCATCCTACTGTCTATGAAGAGGATGGGAAGTATTACTGCCGTTTCTATATGGGTGATAGTTGTGATTGAAATGGTTGAGCAGTACGAGCGATGCTATTATCTAGGGGCATACACAGGTCAGGAATGCGAGTTATGCCCCCACAGGGATGAATGCAACAAGGAAAAAGTAAATGAATCTGAAAATCTATGATCGTGCTTGCAAATACATAGACAAGATGCTGATTAGCCGCCGCGATGATTGGTGCGTCAAGACACTATACATCCGGCAGAACCTATACCTACAGATAGAGTTGGAGCGTGTGACGGTTGCAGATATTGAGAATGGCGCTTATGGCGATTGGGAGAGGGGAGCGCCAACTTATATGCGGCTGTGCATCACTGATAAGGACGGCAAGCGGCTGAACAGCAGAATAGTGCAGTATGGCTATGTAGGCGAGTATAAGTACGATCTGGATAGATTGTTGGGGAATTATGTGTAGGAGGTAGAAAATGACTTGTCCGAAATGCGGAAGAATACTGCGGGTGAACCGCAACGAAAAGAAGATAGCCGAACGTGACGGCGTAGTGATGAAGTTGTGTTCGACTTGTAGCAACAGGGTAGAAATACCATACGATATGCTTTATGATCGCAAGGTGTATCATAAAGAGTTGCGGGAGAAGAGGAAAGAACAAGGCTTGTGTGCGGATTGCGGCGCAAGACCGCATTTACCAGGGCTGTTAGTCTGTGATAAATGCAACGAAAAGAAGCGCCGGTGGCGGGAGCAAACACGATCATTGCAGAACGATTATGCGGTTAAGGAAACAAAGAAGAAAAAGGCAATGACGATGGATGAAATAGTTATCGCCGCCGCAAAAGAGGGCATCACTTATGGTCAGTATGTGGCAAAATACGGAGTGTAAGTTTTGACGGATTCCGTGAAAGTGGTACAATGAAATTGTCAAACCTAACCCGACAGGTCTAGCCCTGTCAACCCCCGATAGGCGGCAATCCTAGTGGTTGTCGTCTATTACTTTGGGATATCCCATCTTTTTTCGCTATCCCCCCAGGGGGTACGGAAATACCGGCTATATATCGTTTTCAAAATGTGGGGTAAAACCGCCCCAGAAAGATATAGGTAGCCGGAAACGGTGTTTTCGGATGCGGCTTTTCTCAACAGCCCGAAATTTTCTCCAAAACGGCAGGATCAATGTCAATTTTCGTGGCTTTTTCGATTCTCAAAAGCGGTTCACCGTCTTCACCTGTTCCGACTTTTTCGCCCTCGACAATAAAAGCGACTTTTCCGATACGATTTTTCAGACTTTTCGCCTGTTTTTTGCTAGGAACCTGATGCGATTTTTCCATTGTTGGAGAAAAGTTAGTTTCCTATCGCAACGTTTTTCTTTTCAAGTTGGTTGGAAAAGTTAGTTTTCAAAAATTCCATGTTTCTGTCAATTTCTTTAGTGCACATCATTAGCACAAATTCAAGTGTTGTTTCTGGCGTACTGTCACTATTCTTGCATTGATTATATATGTCGGTTATTTGATTTAATAATGCGTCCTGATTATCGTCAAGGCTGATAGATATATTATATTCTTTCATAGCATTCTCCTTTCTATGCGATAGATACGATATTGTTTAATGCGTTTTCCATCTGTTCATCAGACCTTTTGATATATACCTGAGTGATAGTGGTAGAGCTGTGCTGTAGTGCTTGGCAAACTGTCATAATGTCGTGATTGGTTCTCTCAAACAGATCGCATGCGAATTTCTTTCTGAAACTATGTGCCGAAATATTGCTGATCCCGATGTAGCCGGTAACGGCTCTTAACTGCTTCCATACGGCAGGGGATTTGATATCAAACAATCTGCCGGAGTGAATACCATTGCAACGCTTATAATCCTCGATAAAGTCCACAATTGGCTGTGGTACGATGAAATAGCGCTTCTTGCCGGTCTTCTGCTCCACAATGTCAAGCCGATGGATATTGCCGTCTTTGATAATGCTATCGGTCGTGAGTGCCATAATATCCCCGATACGACAGCCCAGATTCGCTTGTAACACAAGGATCGTTGCGATCTGGTCATTAGGGCGGTGCTTCACCCCATTATACTCATAGCCGGTTCTCATTAGCAAGATGATTTTTCTGTATTCAGATTCTTCTAAAGATCGTGTTGTATATCGTCCCATTGTGTGTACCTTCCTTTCGATTTTTTTTGAAAATTTTCCTCGAACCCATCCCATCTTTTTTTCATATCCCCCTAGGGGGTGGGGAAATACCACCCTGTATAGCGTTATTTTTTTGTGGGGGTAAACCACCCCAGAGATACCCCCTATGTGGATAACTCAATCGGGCAAAAATTCTGTTTTCCTCGATCCTCGGGATTTTAGAACGGCGGCGGGTGGCTTTCAAAATTGCCCTGTACGGCGTTTTACTGCCTTTAGTTGGTATTTGTTCGGCTGTGCTCGTTCCGCGCGTCCTGGGGCATTCTGGGCGGTTATGCCGCCCAAACTACCCGCCCGCCGTGGGAGATTCGCCGGACTTCCTGCGGCTGTATGTCCTGCACCCGTCCGCGTTCGTCCTTGCGGAGCTGGTCGCGGTCTTGTGCTGATACATACCACGCTGGGAGGTTTCCATTGTAGGCCATCCGTCGCACTGCGTCCGCGTCTGTCTTGATCGTTGCGCCGTTGGTAAGTGTTACGCGGTAGGACTTCGCCGCGTCTCCCTTGGTCGCTTCGTGGATCGCTCGGAGAGTGTGCGCCCGGTGTGCCTTGTTTCGCTTGATCTCTTCCAGCGCTGCGGCGGTGCGGTTGTGCTGTATGTACTTCCGGAGGATTTCGGCGCGGTGGCTCTTGGTGTATTCTGTCGCAATCTCTCGGACTACTTCGGCGGGGTTCAATAAATACCGGATAACAGCGGCGGCGCTGGGTGTGCGATCTGCGTGGTACAATCTCAATATTGGCGCGGTGCTGTCTATATAGTGCCGTTCTGCGTCTCGCTCGTAGGATGCAGATCGGAGGGACTGCATCCGGTTCTTTTCGCTCTCGTCAAGGTCTCCGGCGTTCTGCTCTGCGGCTTGCTCTGTCGGGATCGTTCGCATGATTTCTGCGTTTATGTCGTCCGCCATCTGGGCGGCTGCCGGTTCGGTGGTGCTGTAATACTGCAGGCCGATTGTAAAGCCGCAATATTTCGCATCTGTCCCCGGTGCGGGTTCGTCTGTGTCGTTGTAGATGGTCGCACGGTACACCAGGCGCACGCCGTCGCGGTATGGGGTGGAAAAGTACGCCGCGCGGCTGTAGCCGTCGCCCTGCTTGATCTGTGCGCCCTTGTTCATCATGTCGAGTTCTTCCGGCGTGAACTGCTCGGATGTTTCCCCGCTGTAGCCGTATTCAGGCGCGGCGCTTTCGTTTTCTGCTTCGGTGGTGTCCGGTTCGGTTGTTTCTGCGCTCTCTGTGGCTTCCTGCGGCTCTGTTTCTGCGGTGGTGGGGATTTCTTCGGGTGCGGCTTCTTCGGCCGCTTCTGCGTCAGTCTGTGCGCCCTCGTCGGGTTCTTCGGTGGTGGTTTCTTCGCCGTTTAGGACTTCGGACGGATCAAAACGGAAAATAAAGCCTTTTTTGTATCGGCTATAGTAGCCGTCGGCGCTCTTCATCTGTTCGCGGATCTGCTCGAACTGCTCACGGTCTACACGGTCGGAGAGTTTTACAACCCACAGCGCGGAGCCGTCGCGGGTGTCTGTGTCCGGTGTGATTGTGTATCCGGTCGCCGGTTCTGCTTTCTGTTCTGCGGTCGCTGGTGTTTTTGGCTGCTTGTCTGTGACTCTGGCGGTCTTTTCTACCTGCTTACAACCCTCAAAACCTACGCCGAAAAAGTAAAAATTCACGTCGAAATAGTCCTGCATACCGTCGCAGTCCTCATAATTGTAAGACTTTATAAACGCGTTTACATCGTCCAGAACTGCGGCGAAATAGTCGGACTTGATCGCGTAAAACTTGGATTGTTCGCATGCTTTCTCGTATGCCTCTATGAGTTCGTCATCTGTCCAACTGTCAAGTGTGAACATATGATTTTTAATGAGCTTTCTGTGCATTTCCTCGACTTCCGGCGTGTAGTGTTGCCAGTCGAACGGCTCGCCGTTCATCCCTTCGCGGGTTTCGGTGATCCACAAGCCAGACTTGCGGAGGTCGTCGCCGGTCTTGTACATCTGCGCGGGGAACTCTTTAAGTTCTGCAATTAACTCCTGGCACATGCTCGCGTACTTGGTGCGCACTGAAAACTTGCATGTTGGGTATTTTTCTTTTACATATGCGCGGACGGTTGCGGCGATCTCTTTAAGCGTCAGGCGACCATCATAGCGGGAACCCTCCCAGCCGTTCGCGGTGTAAAAGTGGCGGCGGGTCTGTGCTGCGGTCTCCTGTACCTTTTCGCCGGTCTCCTGCTCTTTGCGGTTCTTCCAGATTGTAAAAAGTGCGTCAAATTCTGCGTTGATCTCCTGCATGGTGGAGAGTTCGCCGCCGTTGTCCGGGTGGTTCTTCTTTAATAATGCGCGGTAGTTGCTTTTCAATTCCTCAAAAGATTTGATATTCTTAAAATATTTAGCCATGTTTTTTTCTCCTTTCGTTTGTGTGCCCGTCCGGGCTGCTGTTGGTTTCCTGGTTCCGGTTCTTGTTGTGCTTCCTTACGGCCCCCCGCGCGGCGCTTGGAAAGTCGCATGGCGTCTGCACTTGCTCCGGGTTTATGCCTTTGTTACTGTTACGCCGTCAAGCGTGTTATATGCTTTTACTTCTGAGCTTGTCAGCTCTGTTACTCCGATAAACTGCCCGCCTACATAAATTTTGTATTTCTGCATTTGCTTTTCCTCCTATGCTTTTATTAACTTTTGTTTGCTACAGGGGCGCCGGTGGTTGATTCGGCTCCGGCCTTTTAGCCTTCCCCCGTTTCGCTTACTAGGTGCGATAACTCCGCTAATATTCAGCCGTTAACGGTCGCTGCTGGGGTACTCTAGGCGGCTCCAACCCCGCCTCGTCTTATTCTGTTGTCTATGGTTATATATTAGCACGATAACCGTATTTATGCAATATGATTTATGTAATAAAAATACATAAAGTTAATAAAATATATTTATGTAATATGCACAAAATACGGGCTTGCAATCCGTCCCGAAATGATGTAATATATATTTATGCAATGGGTATAAATAAATAATATTAGGTATACGGATATGGATAAAAGCACACAAGATAAGGCGCTAAAGGCTTTGGAGCGTCAAGAAAAGCAATACAAGCGCCAAAACGAGTATATAAAGAATGCTTTTGATAGAGTGTCTATAGCACTCCCAAAAGGCACAAAAGAACGGATCACCGCAAGCGGTGAAACGGTTAACGGGCTTATTAATAGGCTAGTCAAGGAATACTTGGAAAATCAATAAAATCGCGTGATATCGTCCCCGCCTTAACCGGCGGGGCTTTTTATTTGGAGGGTAAACAATGACATTTTCAGAAATGAAACAAGCAAAAAAGATACTACTCGACAACGGTTACACTACCGCCGCCGATATCGTCCCCGCTTTAACTGATACGGATCTACAAGCTATCCTTGCCGGTGATTTCTCTGGTTTGGATCAGATGGAAGGAAAACAGGATCAGCGCAAGCCGCAAGCCCAGACGGATCACGGCACGGAACGCCGGACGGATCACCAGACGAAACACCAGGGCGAACGGATCACCCACACAACGGGTCAACAGGATCACCACGGGGAACGGGTGGCGGGATCTGCGGAGACGGGAACGGGATCGCCAACGGGTGACGGGGGAACGGTTCAGCCACGGGATCACGGCAACGGCGATATATTGGAAGACGACATGACGGGGGGCGGTTTGCTCCCTGTTGGTTTATATGACGATATAGCCGACATTATAACCGGCTTTTGTAAATCTCACTCTATACCAGATCAGTTTAAAATACACCCTCAACAGTGGGGCGCTATATGCTTCAATATAGGGTATATGATTAAGCGCCGCCAACTTCTAAACGATTGGGAAAAACTCAAGCACTCCGGCGGGCGCGCATATGATCCGCAAAAGGTGCTTGCCCTGCTCTCCCTGTATGAATACATTTGCAACGCTTACAAGCAAACTGCGTTTTCGCACAACTTCCCCCATTTTGCGGGGGTGTCGAGGGAATATTTCAATGACTATATGAAACAGGGGCTTACCTCGGCGCGCGTCAACTTGTCGCAAAAAGCCGCCGATATCCAACGGGCGTCTATCGTTGGGGCTATCTCGGCGGGCGGTTCTGCCACTGTCGGGAATATCTTTCTCGGAAAAGCTCTTGCCGGTCTACAGGAAACGACAACCGTCATGCACGTTTCTGCATCTCCGGCTATCTCGTCTACGGAATTGCCCTCTCTCCCGTCCAAAAGTTAATAAACGAGGCAGATTATTAACCCAAAACGGCGGCGCCTGTTGCGGTGGGGTGTGGGGGTCTGTGGGGAGGTACGGGCGAGGCGGGGGTTACCCCCTCCCACGCCCAAAACAGAAAGGGTGTACACGATGAAACAACGAGAAGTAGTAGAATCCCGTGAGTTAATGGATGTAGAGACGGGAGAGATCATATATGTAGGAGACGGAGAGAAGCTAGTCAAGGAGAGACAGGTAGCGAGCGAGAAGCCTGCGATAATGAAGAGGATGGGATTTATGAAGATATTTTTAGATGCGGCGGGAAAGATAGCGAGGGAGTTAAGTGCGACAGAGATCAAGATGATCGTAGGGCTAATGCCGTATGTGTCGTATGAGGATTGTTGTATAAGATGGGATGGGTACGGTGAGGTAATGGATGTAGAGGACATAGCGGAAGCACTCGGAGAGGATAAGAAGAAAGTGTATCGAGTGATAGCGTCATTGGAGAAGAAGGGGGTGATTGGGCATCACGTCACGGGGAGCATATTGAAGGGGTATAAGGGGAAGTTAAGGAAGGTATATACGGTGAATCCGTTCGTGTGCTGTCGGGGGACAAAAATCAATCGAGCAGTGTATGAATACTACCACAAAAGCGGGTGGCGAACGCTGTGAAAACTCGGGGTATATAGAATAAGAGGCGAAAAATGGCGAAAAAGCCCGTGGTTAAGGGAAAAATGGCAAAAAAAATTCTCATTTTTTGAGAAAAAAAAGCCGATTTTGTCTCATTTTTTGAGAAAAATCAGGTCGAAAAAGGTGAAAAATGGCAAAAATCAGATTAGAAGTTGTGTTAAATAGACACCCTCGGGGGATCTTTGTAGAGATTACCGTAGACGGTAAGAAGATGGGTATGCGTAATATCGGTGGAGAGGTTGAGTCGCTGTTGGGGCGTGAGTGGACGAAAGAAAAGACCGATGAAGGATATCTGCTGTCGATGGAGTTTGAGGGTGACGTAGATATACGGATGGAAATGTCAAGAAGCGGTAACGGTAAGTGTGAGTATATTTATTTGAGGAATATAAGATGAGTAGTGTAAGAACGCAAACAAAAACGATCCGTATTGGTGTAGAAACGGAAGAGTATTTCCGTGGTAAGCCACTGAATCGGTATGTGGAGAGTCTGCATCATCTGATAGAGAGTGGGCGGCTAACGATATCCGGCGAAGAGATCATAGTGCCGCACGCCTATGCCTTGGCGGGATTGGGTGAAATGGCAGACTTGTGCGGTATGAGCGTGGATGAGATGGCAGAACAACTTTATGATCTAATGGATGAGGGGAAAATAGTGTTCGAGAACGGGCGCTTGGCGGTGAATCGGGAAGAGGAAGGGGATGATCGTAAGTGATAACTGCTGTTTTGTTGATGTATATCGGGGTGCAGATGCACTTTCCTGTGTGGTATATGGTGTTGTGTTGGGTAGTGTTCCTTGTGGGACTATGGAAACTGTTTTTTAGGGGTGAGTGATGGCTACAGAACAATTAAAAGAGAAATGGGAGAGTTATAAGCGGTATTATCTGGAAAATGGCGTGGATGACGCTCTGATCGATGCGGCGGTAAAGGCAACGGGCGTGGCGATTGCGAATGAGCAGGACTTGGAGTACGGGTTTATGATAAGCGCCCAGGCGAAAGAATGGATCAAGGAAGCCGGACGAGCGAAGGGATATGAGATCATCGATTTGGAAGAGTTTTCGCAGAAACGGAAACAGCCGGTCTTTCTGTTGGAATCGTATTATGGGGTGTTATTGTATGAAGCGCCGTATAGATTTGAGAGTTTTATGCTCTATATAGAGAAGAATCGCCCGCTGAAAGAGAGATTTTATGAGCCTAGAGTGAATCCGCTTCATAAGATCGTGGAGAAGCTACAGGCGCTAGAGGACGATGAGTTGGATGAATTGTTCATTCATATGCCCGCCCGAGTGGGTAAGACGCAGTTGACAACTATGTTTATGGTGTGGCACTGCGCTAGGAATCACGAACAGAGTAATTTGTATGTGACGTATAAGGAAGGATTGGGCGGGGCTTTCTTGGACGGCGTGCAGGAGATATTAACTGATCCGACTTATTGCTTTGCTGACGTGTTCCCGAGGGTGAAGATCATCGATACGGATGCGAAAAATAATAAATTGGATTTGGGAACGGACGGCAGGAGACGGAAGAAGTATAAATCACTGTCGGGGAAGGGGCTGGAATCGGGTCTGAACGGCGAGTATGACGCATACGGTATTCTTCTGTTGGATGATATCTTGGAAGGTGTGCAGGACGTAATGTCGCCGGAAGTCTTGAAGAGGAAACAGACGATTTTCGACAATAACGTAATGTCCCGAAAGAAAGAATCGTGCAAGGTGATCTATAACGGTACTATCTGGGCTACGAACGATCTGTTTATGAACCGGCTACAGTTTTTGGAGACGGCGAAAGAAGCGGAGCATATACGGTATGAAGTCGTGAAGATCCCTGCGCTGAATGAGAATGATGAATCGAATTTCGATTATATGTACGGTGTGGGGTACTCGACAGAGTATTATAAGGCAAGACGGGCGACTTTTGAGATGAATAACGATATGGCGGGATGGTTCGCACAGTGTCAACAAGAGCCGATTGACCGAACAAATGCGGTATTCACGCCGGAGACGATGCGGTACTTTGACTATCTGCCAGGGGGAGAACCGATTAAGGTGATCGCCCATTGTGACGTTGCTTTGGGCGGCGGTGACTTCTTGGCGTTCCCTGTGGCTTACTATTATGAGAACCCAGATGGATCGTTGAGTGGGTATGTCGAGGATGTAGTGTTCGATAACTCGGAGAAGCATATCACACAGCCGCAAGTGGTTGCAATGATAAAGAAACATCATATTAGACAGGTGCATTTCGAGTCTAACCAGGGCGGCGAAGGGTATAAGGATGATATCGTCCGGCTGATAAAAGAGAGTGGGTATAACGAGATATGTAATATCACGTCTAGTTGGGCGCCGGTGACGAAACGGAAAGAGCAAAGGATCTGGGATGCGGCGCAGGAAATTAGAGAGTTGTACTTCAAAGAGGCAAGGCTACGGACGGATCAGTATAGAAAATTTATGAATAATATGTTTGCGTTCACCCTTGGTATGAGCAAAAAGGCGCATGAAGACTCTGTGGATGCTTTGGCAGGGCTTGTGGCGTTTGAGAAGAACGGTAGCGGAGTGAGAAAAGCAGTGATAAGGAGGAGTCCGATATGACCACAAAGAGTTATCTGTATCAGTTAAGGAATATTGACCGCCGGATTCAAGATAAATTGCGTGAATCGTATGAGTGGCGTGAGATCGCAATGAATAAGTCCCATCCGATATCGGACGTGAACGTGCAGAGTACGCCGAAACAGGACGTGATGGCAGAGGCGGCATCTATGGCAGTGGATTATGAGCAGGAAGCATCACAAATCGCCGTCAAAATGACGGAATTAAAGCATACGATCATCCATCAGATTGACAGTATTGACGATGAATTGACGTATAACATACTGAAAGAACACTTTGTTCAGCAGATGGGTATCGGTACGATGGCTGATAAGTATTTCGTGACCTATAACGCTATGAAATATCGGATCGAGAAAGCGATATCCGTGTTCGAGAAGAAGTACGGGAATCAGTGGTAAGTTCTCAAAATGTGCAATACATTGCAATTGTGGAAGGGCAAAATGTAGGGTAAAATTACATTATGGATATATTTGCAGAAAACCAAAATCCTATACCTGTGGAAGACGAGGTGGACGATATTGATAGTGAGTCCATTAGCGACACAAACGATCATAAGCCCGAACAAGGCGTTAAGAACGGCGAGAATTGACGGCGTTGCGATACACTGTATGGCGGGGAACGCAACGGTAAAGGCTTGCGGCAATCTGTTTGCCAAAAAGTCGAAGAAAGCATCCTCGAATTATGGTATCGATTCTAGCGGGCAGACCGCTTGTTATGCCGGAGAAGAGTATCGTTCGTTCTGCACGTCAAATCGTGCGGTTGATAACCGCTGTATTACGGTGGAAGTGGCGAATGACGGCGGCGCTCCGCAGTGGCACGTCTCTGATAGGGCTATGTATGCCCTTGTGCGGCTTCTGACGGATGTTTGTAAGCGTAATGGCATAAAGAAACTTGTGTGGTCTGGTAACGCCAAAGACAGGGTAAATTGGCGTAATGGGTGCAATATGCAAGTCCACAGAGACTTCGCAAAAAAATCGTGTCCTGGGGACTATCTGTATTCCCTGCATCCGTGGATCGCATCGGAAGTAAACAAGAACCTTGGCGTACCGGCGGGCAGTGCAACGTATATGCTGAACGGGGTAGACTATAGCCGTGTGTTCGATGCAAACTACTACTATAATACCTATCCAGACTTACAGGCGCTCGGTATGGGTGCTATGTGGGATCATTTCTGCGTGTTCGGTGTGAATGAAGCAAGAAGAGGGAATAATCAGTTTGATCCCGTGGTGTATCGGAAGATGAACGCCGACTTGGAAGTGGCTTTCGGTGGGAATTGGGCTTCTTACTATTGGCATTACTGTGCAATCGGGTATACGGAACACAGGATCAGCATATAATTTCAAAAAGTGCAATACATTTCAGTTGTTGCGACAATTCCGAGGGTGTAAAATACGATTAGAGAAGTGGGCGTATGCCCTTGTTTTGGCGTGTAAAAGCGCCTTTTTTATTTTGTAAAGGAGAAAAGAATATGAGGTGTCATGAAACGGTTTTAATCAATACTGCGAACGGGAAGAGATATGTTCGTGCATCGATCTACGCTGATACCACGCCGAACACAATGCCGGAAGATGGTAGTCTGATCGAGGGCTTGGATGCGAACGATGTATTGGCGGCAGACAGTACGATGTATATCATTGCGTCTGGGGATCTGTATATGCTGAACGGCGCAGGAACTTGGGTGAAACAGTAAGGAGGAACGGAAATGACGGGATTTGAAGCATATCTGCTTGCAAGAGCATATACGAACAAAGCAATCGAGGGTGGCGGCTCTTTGAAGGGTGCGGCTTGCCAGATTAAGTCCATCGAACCGATCACGGGCGGCAATCGTGTCACTTTCGAGTGGGAAGATAACCAGGGCGTTGTCTCCACCGATACGATGGATGTAATGAACGGTGCGAACGGACAGGATGGTTCTGACGGCGCAGATGGCGTTGGTATTGTCTCCATCACCTATAAGAGTGAGGACGCACAGGGAAACTACATCTATACCGTGGCTCTGTCTGATAGCACATCTTACGATATCACTTGCCCTAAAGGTGCAAAAGGTGACACGGGTGCAACGGGCGCAACCGGCGCAGACGGGCAGGACGGCGCAGACGGCGTTGGCATCACTTCCATCACCAAAACCGGCACATCTGGTCTTGTTGATACCTACACCATCACCTACACCAACGGCATGACAAGCACCTTTACTGTCACTAACGGATCTGGTGCTGATTTGACGGCGGGACAGTATGTCGATATCACCAACGATGTTATTTCTGTAAAAAAAAGCATTGGTACTGTAGAACCATTTAAAGAAACTGTTGACTACAGTGGCGAAGTTGCGAAAGTAACAGTTCCCTATGCTGGAAAGTACAAACTCTGTGTATGGGGTGCAAGTGGCGGTAACGGCACAGATGGATTGTCAAAAGGTGGCTACGGAGGATATTCTGAGGGCATTGTTTATTTGAGCGCAAATACCGATTTATATGTTTGCGTTGGTGGTGCTGGTACAGGTGGCTCTAGCGGTACTACTGCTGGATATAATGGTGGTGGTACTGCAAACCATAGCGGCTCTTGGCAAAGAGGAGCAGGTGGTGGTGCTACACATATTGCCACTACAACAGGACAATTGAATGTAGTATCTAGTGATAATGTTCTTATTGTAGCAGGTGGCGGCGGTGGTGCTGGCTGGGTAAATGGTAGCGAGTATGGTACTGGCGGCTCTGGTGGTGGCTACATGGGAGCCGATGGTATCAGACGAAACAATGGCACTAAAGGAAATGGTGGTACACAAACCGCGGGCGGAACAGGCTACGAGGGTGTTGGTTCATATGGTCAAGGAGGTAATAGAACAACAGGACAAGACTTTGGCGGTTCTGGTGGCGGCGGTGGTTACTACGGAGGTGGTGCATCAAGTAATACTTGTGGTGCAGGTGGTGGCTCTGGTTATATAAGCACATCTTTAGCAGATGCTTGTATGTATGGTTATGGTGTGCCTGAAAGTAGTGAGCCTACAACAAAAACCATATCTGTAAGTGAATATAATGAAAATCCAGTGGAAAAAGTTGCGAAATGGGGTAATGGCTATGCAACGATTGAATACATCGAAGATGATACTTCTGACCTTGTAACAAAAGGTGATGTGGAAACTGCCATCAATGCCATCAAGGATGGACAGAGCATCGACAGTTTTGCAGATGTGGAGACGGCACTGGGCGAAAAAGCCGACACCGACATTGTAGCAAGTGACTTTTCTACATCGGCATCGTACACGGCAGGCGACTATTGCATCTATGAGGGGAAGTTCTATAGATTCAAGACTACCCACTCGGGAGCATGGGCGGCGGCTGATGTGGATGAGATCAAGATCGCGGGAGAGTTATCTTCGTTAATGAGTGGATTAATCGGGTTGAGCGTGGATGTTGAGGCACCGAAAAGAAAGAATATCTTGCCTTTATCGTTGGCAAATATTAAAGCGAGCAATACATCCGGTACATGGTCAGGAAATGCTTATACTGCTAACGGTGTGACATTTACGGTCAATACGGATAGTAACGGAGCAGTAACAGGGATTGTTGCTAACGGTACGGCAAGCGCAACAACATATTTCACCGTATATAACACGACCGAATCAGATGGTAATATGCAGGGACATATCTTGAACGGTTGTCCGTCTGGGGGAAATCTCAGTACTTATCTGCTGCTGGCATCGAATACGGTTGATACTGTCAATAGAGATATGGGAAGCGGCGTTACAATCAGCGCAAATGATCGTGCAACATTTAGGGTGCAGATTAGCATTACAAATGGTTATGCCGCTTCAAACATTGCATTTGCTCCGATGGTACGGTTAGCAAGTGAAAACGATCCATCTTTTGCACCGTACATCCCTAGCGTAGAGAACAGGATCGAGGCGGTGGAGAGTGGTTTAACAAGTAAGATTGGTGTAACCCACACAACAAATCTGAACGATTGCGCTACAACGGGAGTATACACTTTTCCGTTTGATGCTACCGGAGTTCCGTCCGGTCACTCTGGCGTTATGTTGGTTATGAGAATCTTAACTGCGGACACTGGATTGCAGATTGCAAGAGTTTCGACAGAAAATACGATATACGTGAGATTCTTTGACGCTTTTGTGTTCAGTGCATGGCAAACTATCACACTTGGTAGTTAATTAAAGGGCAGTTTAATGGTCGGGAAAACTTGACCACTATACGCTAATGGCGTACAATAAGAACAGTTAGGCAAGGATAGTATGAGACTA